GTGGCAAAAAGGGGGAAGAATCTGCTGGACGATATCCAGTTGCGGCGCTGGGTAAGCGCTGGCGAGAAGCTGGCGCGCAGCGACGGCGACGGCCTCACATTCACCCTGTCGGCGGCCGGCACCGCGACCTGGGTGTTGCGGTATCGCCAGGGCGGCCCGCAGAAGGAGGTCACCATAGGAAACTACCCGGACATTTCCCTGGCGGCTGCGCGCAAGGCGGCCCGAGATTTCCGGGCCGCCATCGATCGCGGCGCCGACCCCGCGCTGGAGAAACAGCGTGGCAAGGCTCGGGCGACGAAGGTGTCCAACGTCCGCACGCTAGTGGACGACTTCCGCGGCAAGAAGCTGGCCGGCCTGGCCGCCGAGACGATCACCTACCGAAACTGGGATCTGGACAAGGTCATTGTGCCCAAGCTGGGTCCCATTCCCGTCGACCAGGTGCAGCCTTCCGACGTCGTACACATGCTCACCTCGGCCAAGCGCACATGGACGATCAGCAAGCGGATCCTGACCACGGCCAAGCAGCTATTCGCCCACGCGTGCGGGCTGCGCCTGATCGACACGAACCCCGCCGCCGGCGTGGATCTGGTTTCCCTCATGGGGCCGCGCCCGCCGGTCAAGCGCCGGGTGATGCTGACCGAGGCAGACCTGCGCGGCCTGCTGACCAGCATCGAAGACATAGGCACCGAGAACGCCCTGGCGCTGCGCATCCTACTGGCCACCTGCGTGCGGTCGGTGGAACTGGCCAAGGCGCGATGGGAATATGTCGACCTCGAGCGCGGCACCTGGTGGGTGCCAGAGGAAAACGTCAAGGTCCGCCGCGGCTTCACCGTGCCGCTCACGCCGACCGTGGCCGGCTGGTTCCGGCAGTTGCAGGCTCTGGCCGGCACGTCGGAATGGGTTCTGCCCGCGCGCCACGAGCGGCGCCGGCGCAACCAGGGCGGCGACACGCACGTCGGAAGCACCACCCTATGGGCAGCATTGCGGCGCGCCTTCGACCGCGGCGACCTGGATATCCGCAGGTTCACGCCGCACGACACTCGCAGCACGGCCAAGGGCCATATGCGCAACCTGGGCGTCAGCAATGAGATCTCCGAGCTCGCCCTGAACCACAAGCTAAAGGGCATGGAGGCCATTTACGACGTGCGCGACGACATCCCGGAACGCCGGGCCGCGCTCGAGCTCTGGGCGGCCTACCTGGAAAGCTGCGCCGCCGGCACCGAGTGGAACGTCACCCCGCTGCGCGCCGCGTCCTGATCCTATACTGGCCCTTCCCCTTCCCGCTGGAGGTGCGCATGTGCGGCCGTATCGTGCAGAAGTCTGGCCCCATGGACTACGTGGAACGGATATTCCCGAACCACCATCAGATCTTCACGGACCCGGCCGGCCCTCGATACAACGTACCTCCCGGCACGCGCCCGCTGACCATCCATCGCCTCGCAGAAGGCGCGCTAGACGTTGGCCGCCTGCCTTGGGGTTACAAGCGCCCCGACTTCCCACATTTCATGAGCAACGCCAAGCTCGAAACGATTCGGCGGAACGGATTCCCCTGGCGCGCCATGGTGACACGCGGTCGCATCCTCGTCCCTGCCGACGGATGGTATGAATGGGCCACGCGTGAAGACGGCACAAAACAGCCCTACTACATCTACCCAATCGACGGGCTGCCCCTAGCGCTGGCCGCCATCTCCGCCTGGGAACCTGGTGCCGAATTGGACGCCGCGCACAGCTTCGCGATCATCACCAACGACGTCAAGGGCGGCATGGTCGATGTGCATGACAGGCGCCCCGTCGCCCTCTCTCCGGAACTCGCCGCGGAATGGGTCGATCCCAAGACGGACATGGTGCGAGCCCGCGCAATCCTGGCCGCCGGCCTGCCGGAATCGGCCTTCACCTGGCACGCGGTGAAGCAGGAAGTTGGAAATTCGAAGTACCAACTGCCGGATGCAATCGACCCCATTTAAGGCGAAATATACTGGATATCCGACCAGTGTTTTCCGCCATGCCGTTCAAAGAACCGCTCACCTTCGCCGACCTCCGGGCCATCCGGGAGCGTCAGCCCTGGAACCCTGATGTCCTCTCCCTACTGTGGGAGGTGAAGCGCCTGCGCGCGGCCCTACTACGCCTGCATCAGGTGTCCTTCGAACTGAAGCGGCCCGCCGGCCTGACAGGCGACATTTACGACGATCTGCTGGCGGGCCTGGCCAAGGAACCCTGTGTGCTAGAGCGGGACCAGATGACAGCCGAGCTGCTGGAATCGCCGCGCAAGCTGCGCAAGGGGATGACGCCGCGCTAGGCTAGGTAGTACCGCCACACTATTGCAAGCCCGCCCCCCAAGCGCAATACTGACCTCCCCGTGTTCTTCTTTTGGAGGGTATAGCAATGCAACGCGACGACATCCGAAAGTTGGGCGTCAAGGCTGCCCGCGAAGGCTTGACTCTGTGGGATTGCCCCTACTATTGCGCCGCGGCCATGCCCGGGCACACAGGTGAACCGATCACGGCATGGCGCGAGAAGGTCGAAGCTTGGGAAGCTGGGTGGTTAGCGGAAATGAAATGTTTGAGCCCCCCGGGAAAGACGAAGTTCGCACCGCTGTCAGTTGAGCGGCGCCCCAACTGAACTATGTGCTAACGCCCCAGCAATGGGGCGTTTTAATTGGTTGTCCAGAGTGGGAGTACGTCGAAACAATCCATCCCAGTTGAGTTGCTCGGCCAGATGCCGGATGTACGTCAGAGGGGCGAGGTGTTAAATAAGACACCAACGGACCAATGCCCCGCAAGGTAACGACTATCCGACCTCGGGCGCAATCACCTGAGGAGGGAGGACATGGCGGGCGGCATTCGATTGTCCGATGTGATCGTAAAGTTGCCCGATCGTTCCATTTGCTGGGTGGAGCGTAGGCTAGTCACCAAACGCGATCCAACCGGACTCCCCGTCCGCGAGTACATTTGCTCCTTGCCGACGGGCGAACCTGTCATTTGGCTGTCAGGCGGGAAATACCGCATGCCTGACGGCACCGTAGCAGTCGCTGTAGCGCACAAGCGTGCCGTGTCATGAGGACGCGGAGTCACCTCGCCGCACCGAGACCATGCAGCACCTTCAGAGGGGGCTGCGACGGTAGTCCTCAGCGCGCGCCAACGTGCGGTAGAACGCCGCGCCAACGTTTAATAAGCGCTCGATCTCTTGCGGTTCCAACTTGTCCCGCACCTCCCAGAGGGAGGACGCGTATTCGGCCAGAATGTCCGCCCAGTCCTCGAACTTATTCAATTTCGCAGACCTTGTAAGTATTTCAGCCAACAAATCATCGTGTTCCATTGCTTTCTCCTCGGCAGTAGCGGCCCCGCGCCGCTTAGCGTGCAGGTCAAGCCGCACGCGACGTGCCCAAACCTTCCTCCTAAGTTAAGATTTTGTCGATGCCTGATTTGTCGATTCAACGGAGCCGCGCCTGACAGGCCTGCAGTTGCGCTGTCAACTGTCGGATCCCAGCTCGAAGGGCGAAATAATCCGATCGAGCAGCGGGATCAAGCTCGGGGCGGGCTCCATCACCCACGCGGGCGGCGGCTCCGGCTGGGGGCACTCCACCGCCGGCGGCGGCGCAGGTCGCGTGGACGCGCAACCGCTGGCGCCCAGCGTCAACATCAGCACGTAGACGGTCATCCTCAACTTGGGCATTTCGCATTCCTCCGTAAGCGGCCCACTCGGCTCGCGCATTTCGTTCGTTCATTTCTGCCACCGCGGCGTGACGCTGCTGCAAAATCTCGCGCGCCAAGCGCTGGGCATCGGCTACCTGTTCGGCCTGGTCGCGGTCCCTCTCAGCCAACTCACGGCCCCAGAAGGCGCCCAAGACGAACCAAGCGGCACTGCCCCCCAGGAGCGCCGCCGCAGCGTAGCCACGCCAGCCAGTCAGAAGACCGACCACCCTTTCGCCGGCGCCCATCATGCTGCTGCCTTCCACCCGCGCGGAATCTGGAAGTGCGGGCCGTCCTTGAACGACTTCCAGTCGCCGCCCCACTCCACCGGGACGCCCAATTCCGCGGCGCAGCCTTTCATTACATCCGCCAGGTCCTTGAACTTCGCCCAGTCGTTCCATGGGATCGCGCCTACCACCAGCGGCGCCAGATCAACGGCGTGGCCCAGGCCGTCGGCCTGCGGTAAGTGATAGCTGGCCATCGTCTGGCTGGCGCCCCGCGCGACATACTCGCGCTGCTGCGCAACCGTGCGCACGCCCTCAACCACAGTGAAGTCCACCGCCGTCCGCTGGATCGCCAGTTTCACGACGGCGACCAGGTCAGGATGCACGCCAACCAAACGCGTCAGGCTGCGCTGCGATAGCTGAAATTGGCTCATTTCGAATCACCTCCCAGCTTGAACGAGATGAGCCGGCGTGCCGCCAGCTCCAGGATCTGCTCACCCAGAATTCCCAAACCCGCGCCCGCGCCAATCACGACGACCTGGGGCGCGTCTGGGAACGGGATGTAGATCAGCGCCGCCACGGTACCCAGTGCGCTGCCCAATATCGTCCGGCCCAGGACAACCCTCCACGAGAGCTTTTCCTGACTGGTCAGTGCGCGCCCTACTGCGATCAGCGCGCCCATGCCGGCCAACCATGCAAGCGTCTTTTCTAAATCGTTCATTGCGTTCCCTATAGACGAAAAAAAGCCCGCCAATGCGGGTCCGCTAAAACTGCCCTACTGTCCTCAGGGCTATAACCAGCCCGTCACATCGAGATAGGCCATGTCATTGGTTGATGATTTGGTGTAGAAGGCGTTCACCGTCAAGGGCGCCCAGCCGTAGAAGAAACCCAGGTTCTGACCGAACTTGGAAAAGACCCCTGTGTTTCGAGCGGCAAAATGCTCCCCCAGAAGGGTGGAGGTCATGCCGGCGGGACCGCGTGTGCAGTTGTAGCCTTGACGGTAGAACGATGGGCAGTACGCCCACTTTGCATACGGTAGCCCGCCATACTCAACCCCGTCGTATGCTCCCCGGCCGCTCCCGTCAGGATTCCAGTAGCGACCCATTTGCATGGTCCGATAGACGTTCATCGGCTTCGCAGTACTCATGAAAATATGACGCCCGTCTTCGGCCCAGATATCGATCGGGCCACCCGCCACCCAGGGCCTGTCGAAGATGTAGTATTCGACCGCCGCGCCATCGAAGGTGACCGTGTAGGTCCCGTTGCCATTCGGTATCAACGCCCGCATGCTTGAAAACTGCTGCGTCGGCCGGAAGAACACCACCGGCTCTAGCGCCTCGAAAGTGAACGAATTTCCAACGCCCTGATAGCGCAAGAACATATTGACGTTCTTGCTATCGACGATCAGATTTCCGGCTTCGTCGTATAGCAAAAGTGCAGCATCCGCCATATCACAACATCCCATAGTAGACGCGCACCCTAACAACATCGTTGTTAGGGTTGCCGACAATTTCCCAACTTATGGTGCCGCCATTGCGCGTAATGGCCGGCCACTCAGTCCCGCCGAACCTCGGGCTGCAAACAAACCACGAATTCTGCTGAGCGAGCACATCCACGAAGCGCGAACCGTTGCCAGCTGTCGTATCGAAATACCCGAACTGGCGCGCGACCCGAGTGCCGAACTTAAACAGCGGGACACCGTTCTGATCCCAGATTTCTAGCGGTACGAGTGCCATCTACGCAGCCCCGCCAAGACGCAAGCCAAGCTGCCCGTTCGGGTAGTAGTAGCGCACACCCTTATTGTTCACTTCAGTCCGCGATCCGTCCGAGTCTTGGCCATTGAAGGACATCAGGCCTGAGCGCATATTCAGCGTGAATATGGGCTGCCCAAGGCTGTTCACTGCGTCAGATTGAAGTAGATCGGCCAACTGCGCCGACCCGATGAATGCCCTGCCGATAAAGGCTTGGTTCATGAAAACCTGGCCGCCCTGGATAACAAAAGGCGACGTAACGCTGCTGCCGTTCGGATGCAGAACCGCGAAGCGATCCGCCATCACCAGTACCTGCGACTCGACGATGCCGCCTGTGTTCGACACGCCCACCCCGATGCCGGCCATGTAGCTGCGACCTCCCGCAGTGGTCTGCGCCTTAATCGTCCACATCGCCGACAGATCGCCATTGGTCTTGGCGATGGCCTGGCTCGTCTCTTGAACTCCGGCGAACGCCTGATCTGCCTTTTGTGACGCTGCCCCGGCCGTCGCTTGCACGTCCGTGACGCGTCGGCCCATCGCTTCATTCTCGTTCGCCCGGGTGAGCGATTCCTGCTGAATTAGGCCGGTGTTCTGGTTGACCTTCGCACTGACGGTACTGATCGTCTGAGCCATCGCCTCATTCTGGCTCTGCCGAGTCGTCTCCTCCTGAGCTATCAGAGTTTCAAGCACCGGGATCCGCTCAATCGGCGCGAGGACGTCTCGCGCTAGTTGGGTCTGGGTGATCTTGCCGGTGAGGTACTCAAGAATTTCGCCGGCGTCGGAGCTTGCCTGACCAAACACGCCATTCCCCGCCGGATAGCGCGGCCCTGCCACGCCGTTCCTGTCTCGCAGGATCGCCCAGAAGTACAGCCGCGCGCCGGCGGACAAGCCCATCAGCGTCGTGCTGTCTTGGGGGAACGCGTAGTCTCCCAACTTCTGCGCGGACTCGAATGCAGGCGAGGCGCTGTACCAGATCTCGGTCCGTTCCAGAATGGACGGGCCTGCAGGCAGCCCCCACTTCAATCGAATAGCGAAGACCAAGGCGGTCGGCACCAGGCTGGTGACGGTCGGGGGTGGCGCCAAGATGCCGTCCAGCTGCGTAAGCGTCGACGAGGCCCACACCGAGGCGATATCCATCGCATTCAACGCACGCACCCGGCATAGGAATGCCCCCGCGTAGACGTTCGGCACTTCGACGCTCGTCGAGCCCGTGCGCGGCATATTCACCCATTCCGAGTTATCCCGGCGCCACTGCACGTCGTAGGCCACCGCACTCTCCGCGCGCTGCCAAGAGAACACAGCGGTATGGCTGGCGAAGCCCTGGCTGATCACCGGATAGGACGTGATGGTCACCTCCGTGGGAGGCGGCTGCACGCCAGGAGGGATAACCGTGATCGGTACCGGCTCCAGCCGCGTGCCGAAATCCACGTTATCGAACTTTCCAGGCTCGTGCTGGATGGCAGAAATCTCGGCGACCAGCCCTTCCTTGCGTTTCACCTTCAATACTCGAAAGCGTTGCGCAGATAGTGTCTCGGATTCCAGTGTCCACACGCATTCGGCCTCAGGAACCTCCGAATAGGGCGCCGTAACGGTAAGGATAAGGACTGTTCCCGGAAGACCCACCATATCCGCAGTCAGCTCGGTGGAATCGACTGTGAAGGTCGTCATGTCCGCAGTCAGCCCCTGGCCCACCGCGGTGCTGATGATTCGCGTCTCGGAGACGCCGCTGGGCAAATTGACCGTCAGGCGATCGCCTGGCCGGACACCCAGCGCGGCGTCAACAGTAATCACCGTTTTGGTCGCCGCATGAATCCGCCCCCCGATACGACGCCCAGCTAGGTGCTGGTCTGCCACTCGGATGATGCTGCCCGGTTGAACACGGCAGGAGTCCAGCCCTACCGCGAAGGAAACGGACCGCGTCTCCATCCGGGAGGTCAGCAAAAGCCACTTTCCTACGCGGTTCGCTTGACCCCGCGATGTGCACCCAAACGCGCTGACCTCGATCTGCCGGAGGCCATATCGCACCAGGCCGCTGCGGTCTTCCACATACTCAACCTTCTGCCGCCCCATGTCGGAAAGGTCGTTCCACGACACCAGCGCCACGGTGTAGCGGGTATTAAGGGCCGATCCGGCGTAGTGGAAGCGCCCTTCAATGACGTTCGCGGACGTGAACGTATAGACCGGGTCGCCAGGCATGTCCGCCACTGCAAAGACGGAACCGCTAGCCCAGTACGACATGCCGCGAAACACAGATGCCAGATCTTGGAGCAAGCGATACGCGTCAGCGGCCGTTTGCAGATAGACATTGCAGGTGAAACGCGGTTCCTGCCCGCCGAACCCGTCCGGCACCAGTTCGTCGCAATAGCGAGCGATCTGGTACAGACCCCACTTATCCAACCATCCGGCCGGGATACGCTCGCCCAAGCCGTATCGGTCGTTGCTCACCAGATCAAAGAAGATCCAGGCTGGGTTATCCGTCCATGCGAGTTTGAACGTGCCGTCCCATATCCCGGTGTATACGCGGGACTCGGGGTCGTAGTTCGAAGGGACGCGAATGATGCGTCCCTTCCAGTCGTAGGCGCGCGTGGGAATGTTCTGGAACTGGGATGCGTCCACCTTGATCCCAACCACGGCCGACATCGGGTAGCGCAGCTTCGCGTCGATCACCTCGGTAAAGGCGTCTACAAAAGTCCGGTCCGCAATCGTGCTGCTACTAGCATTGGCAGTCGTGCGAATGACGCGAACCGACCAGCCAGAACGAGCCGCAGGCAAATCAATTCGGTGTGAACGTGCGTAGCGCTGGGTAGTCTTGCCATCAAAGGCCGACGTAAGCGCGGTCTGATACGCCCCCCCGTCTGTACTGACTTCGATTCGATACTCAACGCGATAGCCTGTAATGTCGCCATTGCTCGTGTTCGCCTGCGAAAGACCGGTGACCGCAAGGGTTATCCGAACTGCGGACAGCTGCGTGTTGGTGAACGATCTGACCCAAGGCAATGCGGCCGTCAATTCGACGTTGGCAGCGGTGGTAACTTCAGAAGCCGGAAATCCCGGAAGCGGATCTTGCGTCTGCGTCCCAGTGCGGAAGTCGATGGAGATATTCGGAAAATTCAGCGAGCCGTCTTCGTTTGCGCCAGGCGTGCCGTCGAGATACAAATCACGCAAGGCAGCGCCAAACCCGTGCGTTGGCCCGAACACCTCTCCTTCCGACACCAGGTCGACGATGCGCGCGTATGCCGTGCTGTGCAGACTGTCAGGAGCTTCCTTAGGCGAGCGCCCTCCCCCGCCACTCTTCCCGCCGCCATGGCCTACAAGTGGCATCCCTTTTCGACGCGAGCCACCAGAAACAAGAAGGGCGCCCGAAGGCGCCCCGTTGGCTCGATTGAATTGCAACGTCATACTTGATCCTCTGCATAGATCCCTGCTGAGATCACCGAACTACCCACGATCATCCGGCCATACAAAAGCGGCACTGGATTGCCCTGTGCGGATGTGTTGACCGCACCGTTGAAGTTGTAGGAAGCGCCATTCTCGGGACTATCCCGCGCACTCAGCCCGCGCTGCTGTGGCGAAAGCATCTGGACTACACCGCCAAGTGCCATTGCCGCCCCCAATTGCATGAACGGCATGCCGGCCCCGGGGGTAATGACGTTCACTACCGCCCCCGCCGCAATCAGGACAGCACCGAGAATGGTCTGGAAAAGACCGCCGCGCTTAGCGCCAGCTAAGACTGGTGCGATGCGGATCGAATCGGAACCCACTGGATGCCCAATGTCGTCCTCGCCGATGTTGCGCTTGCCGAGGAAACATGCGTACCGCACGCCGTGCAGCTCGCTATCCGCCAATGCCTGCTCGAACCCTGGGATCAGCACGCACAGCGCCCGGATCGCCTCGGCAGTGCTCCTTACGGCAAGCCGATGAATCCGCCCAAATCGCGCGCCCAACCGACCATATAGCCGCACTTCACGCAATATTTCGTTCATTGGGCGTCCTCATATCGAAGCACCAGGCGCGTGGCCTCGCGCCAATAGCCGCCATAGACCACGCGTTCGGAGTCCCGCCCATACAGGTGGTGAAGCATTGCGTTGGGAACTGGGAAGAGCTCGGGCGCTTCCTTCAATGGGCGGCTTCCGATGAACAGGCCGGCGTGATTGACGCGGTCCGAACGGATCTGCATCAGTACCACGTCACCGAACTGCACTTCCTCGCCGACTGTCAGAGGTCGGAAGCCCGCTTCTGCGAAATGATCCATGTAGAGGTCGCCTTCCCTACCAGGCTCCCACCAACCATCCTCTCGATGAAAATCCGGCAGCAAGATACCCAGCTCGCGCGCGTACCCGTCGCGAATCAGGCTGTAGCAGTCCAGGACACCGTGGGCAAAGGGGCGCCCAAGCAGCGGAGCCACATACCCCTCGGGCGCGAACCCGCGCACGTCTCCTGTCACGACAGCGCCGGCGGCATCCTTCTCCACCCCGACAATGAACCAAGGTAAGCCGGTCGCCTCGCACGCGACGCGGTCGGCCTCGCTGGGGTCGCTCGGTACGTCTGGGTGGGAATGGATGATGGCGATAATCCGCCCGGCGTCCTCTGCCTTGGCGTAGTCCTCTGGATCCATGACGAAATGGTCTGTACCGGTCGCCAGATTTCGGCACGGCCAGTACGATTCGCGCCTGGCTGCCATGACGACCAGGCCGCAGCACTCGCGCGGGTACTCGGCCATCGCGTGATCCCGGATGGCCGTCAAAGTCTTCTTGCGCATGGTTAGCCTCTGATCCGGTCTGCCGATGGAAAGCCACCGAAATTGATAATTTCGAACTCGCCGAAGCGCTTCTTGCAGTCGCTCAACAGGCCAGAGCAACGATCAAGGGCGGGATCCGTGACGGGGTTCCCTTCCAGGTCGAACATGCGCGAGCCGGTGTATCCGCAGTACGTGCCGCGGTATCCACCCTTCGTCAGCCAACCGCAGATGCCGGCGATGATCGGGCGGCTGGGAAGCTGCTGACCGTTGAAGTCCAGCGCGCTCGATAGCTCGAACTCCACGACTTCGGGAACATCGCTTGTCTTTTGTTGGACAATCCAGATCTCCGGCGTCAGTTCCTCGTCGGGCGAGGCGGTGGGGTTGCCATCGGGGAAGTTGCGCGCATCCAAGTACTTCCCGAGCGTCCGCCGGACAACCACGCGGGCGCCTACCAGGTCGTCAAACTGGATGCATAGTGCGGAAATGACACCCGGCACGGGGTTGCCCTCTGCGTCCTGCCCAATGTTGCCTACGGACAGCGTTGGCGTGGGCTGCTGCCCCTCACCTACTTGATCGAATCCCTCAGCCTGGATAGCCCAGGGGTCGTATTGATTCCCTTGCCACCAGATCGGGCCTACCTGGGCGTATCCGTGAAAGCGCTGAAGCGTGCCGCCAATGCCGGTGGCGTCCAGCTCGAACAAGTCGACCAACTGGCCGACCTCCAGCTTTTGAACATCCGCATAGATCCCCATTGCACTACTCCGGGGTAGCGGGCGAGCCCGCGGCTTCCAGTTGCGCGATCCTGGTGTTGGCCGTCACCAACGATCTGTTGGTTTCCTCCAGCATTTGGGTCAGGCACTGCACCGCAGCCACCATGTCGGGCATGATGCGACCCATGTCAACGCCCTGGTAGCGAGGTACTTGAGGCGCGTCCGCGCCGCCAGGCCCTGGCATCATCTCGTCCTTCTTGCCCACCACCGCGGTGGGAACCAAAGCCTGCAGCTCGTGCGCGATGAACCCGCGTTGAACCTCAGAGTCCTCCGGTGCCCCGTTCATGCGGAAGTTGATGGGCCGCAGCGCGTTGATGGTGGCCAGAGAGGTTTCAGGGTCCAGGTCGCCCAGCTCGGTCTTGGCGCGGTAGTCTGAGGTGGTCGAGTAAACCACCGAAAGGGTGTTCAGGGAATAGATGTACCCGCACACACCGCCGGTAGAGGATTGGAACTGGATAGCGGTCGAGTCCAGCGCCTGCGTCGGACGAAAAACCATCCCATACTCATAGCCACCGCCACTGTAGTGAACGAACAATTTGGTCTGGACGTTGGGCTGCAGGAACCGACCGAACTGCCAGCGCCCATCCTCAATAATGCGGCCGCACTCCCCGGTAGCAGAGTTGATCGTGAAGTAGATCGGCATGCCAGCCGTTCCGTGCTTGCTAAACAGGAGTTGCCCGATACCGGAGTTCTGGTCGATCCCAAGCAGGACAAACTGAGCGTTTGGGGACTTCCAGTTGCGAGCGATAAACCCAGAGTACCCCCCGCCGGGGCCGGGAACAGTCGTTAGATAAGTGCTGCCGATGTTGTCTTGGAAGACGGTGCTGATCCCAGCCGCATAATCACCCGTGAACGAGCCGTTAACCGTGGTTCCTTCCCCCAGCTTGAATACGCCAGTGGCGGTAGTAATCCCGGTGTACGAGCTGGTAGCTGTACTCCACCGACACCAGCCGAAGTTGTCCACATAAACGTCGCCGCAATCGGCCGTGGGCAGGTAGGCAGTGGACGACAGGGAGCCGATGATCTTCCAAGGATCCCAGGTAGACCCGGAGCCAATACGAGAGAACCGGCGGGGTTTCTGTCCGTTGATCAGCAGGACACACTCCTGCACAGCGAAGCCGGCACTGACATACCAGACATTCAAGTAGCCAGCACCGACGGAATTGGAGGCCACAGGAGGGCCATTGCTTCCAGCGGATACTGTCGAGCCATCGACCCAGGTGTAGAACGTGTTATCCGCGGTGAGCGTGTTGAAGTTCACGCCGGCCGGCCCGAGCGCCACCCGATGCATAGCGTCCCTGAGCCGAGCCTGCTCAAACCACGGCCCCCAAACCTTGCTGGCCCCGAATCGCACGCGCTTATAGGTGATCGGGCTGGTTTCCGGGATAGCCGTGTAGGTCTGCGTGACCTGCAGGTTGCTCGCCTTGGAGACTACGACCTCCAAAATGCCGGCCAGCTGTACCGGGTAATTCAGGGCTGGTGTGGCCTCAAGGCTGACGTTGCAGGAGTAAGTGCCAGGAACGTCGATGGTATTCAGGTCGAGGTCGGACAACGTCTTAGCCAGGCTGCGACGAGCGTAGGCCGTACCGTTCCAAGCGTACCAGCCATCGTCATCGACATAGACATCGCCGTGATAGGCCGTGGGCAGGTCGGCCACAATGCTGACCGGCGCCACCACGTACCAAGAGCCCCAGGTGCCGCTGATCAGGGCGCGCTGGAAGTTGGTGGGCCGGCGGCCGGCGCCAGGAAACACCGTGAGGCTCTGCACCAGGTTGGTGGCGTTCATCTGGGTCACCTGCAGCGAACCAGACCCGGGAATAGTGGCGGGCCAGTTGGCACCACCCACCATCGCCACGCCCGACGTCCAGGTGTAGTAGACGTTCTCCGTCGTCAACGTGTTCGCGTCAACCGCAGCAGTCAAGGCGGCCTTACGGAAGGTATCAACAGCCCGGGCCTGCTCCTGCCAGCCGGCCCAGGTGAGCGACGCCGTAAAGCGTGTGCGCTTATAGGTGCGGGACACGCCGCCGGATCCGCTGCGGGTAGTGTAAGTCTGGGTGACCTGCAGGTTGCCGGCGCCAGCTCGTTCCACCACCAGCGTGCCTGCCCGCAGCTCCGGCCAGTTGAGAGCCGCCGTCGCGTCAGCGTCGCTGTTGATGTAGTAGGAGCCTGGGTCGGTGACCGCGTTGGCGTCGGAGCCGGCTACGATAACCTGCGCCGTCATGACCGGCAGCTGTTCGCGCGGGATCTTGCTGTCGGTGCCGAGCGAAGCAAGGCCATTTGCAGCCCCCAGCATCGACGCGTCCAGCATTCGCACCCAGTCAGTCCACACACTGCCGACGCGCGTCCGCCAGTAGCTCCTGCGTGCTGTGGTGACATAGCGCTGGTACACAAACGACGTACCGGCCGCCACGACCTGCAGCAAACCTGCGGTACCCTCGGGATAGTTCGTGCCACCCACGGCCCCCGCATTCGCGGGCCGGTGGAACGTGCCGGTGGTCGTGTAGGCGTTCAGATTCGCGGACGCCGGAATCTCCACAGTCTTGAACGCGTCTTCCAGCGCCGCTTTCAGCGCCGCCATATTCCGGTTCGTTTTTTGAAATGAATCCCGGTGCGTATCGCCGGTGCCATCATTGGGCGCTTGCCCAACATTGATGATTTCGAGGTTCACCATGGTCATCAGGGAATGAATTTCTGTTTGAAGGTGACGGCCAACGTGAACCAGCCGCCACCCAGAGGCACAGGGCTGTAACCCCGCTCCATCAGGAAGGCCGCCTGCTGCCCCAGGGGCGGCGTCCAAAGGAACGCCGTCCAGGTTCCGCGGCGGTCAAGGAACTTTTTGATGGGCTGGATCTCAGCCTCGGTCCCGAAGAACTCGAGCGGCCAAGACTCAGAACGGGAATTGATGCCGTCTTCGGCGACCTGCGCGAATCCATCGCCGAATTGCGCGCTCAACCCGCGAAAGGCGACCTCCCCCTTCGGATTCCTCCGGGGGCACCAGGTAAAAATTTCCACGAAGCTCACCTACCGTTCTGACGGTTCCAAGAAGTCCCCCCGGGCCGGTAGGACCGGGCCAGGAGGCGCTCAAACCGCTGGTCAACGAATTCGCCGATTTCCTTGCCGAACTGCTCCAGGCCGGCCGGCGCGTTCGTGCGAACTCCCTCCCCTTCTTGCAGATAGATCTGCACCTGGACTGGGCGATTGCCTGCCCGCGGGTCATCGCCCGCGGCGGCCTGGGAGAAGTTCGGGATCTGTGCGCGGACACCAAGACTCCCGTCCGGCGCGCGCTTCAGCGGCATGATTGCTTCAGGGCCAGCCTCGGCAAAGACACCTGCGCCCTTCGCGAAGGCGAAGATCTGCGGTGTGTCATAGACCCCGTTCGAATAGGCGGACAAGCTGGGCGACGAATAGACGTTGCCCTTTGCGTTCGCCACCCAGCCGTTAGAGGCGATCAGCGATCCAATGCCGTCCCCTCCAGCGGCCTGAACATTGCTGGCCATAGCCTCCGTACCGGCGGCAGCACCCGATCCAACGCCAAATAGGCTTCCAGCAACACTGGTTACGAACCCGACCATGGCCTGGCGCGCCGCAATCTTTGCGATATCCGCCAGAACGCTGCGGGTGAAGTCCGAGAATTTCGCCTTCCCGGTGGTCACGAAGCTCGCAACGACGTTCTCCATCCCGGTGAACAGGGATGAAAAGACCTGCTGCGAATGCGCCATCAAATTCGCAGTGCCGTCAAGCCAGTCGTTGACAGCAAGCAGCGCGCCGTTCTTCCAGTCAGACTGGATTGCGACACGCTCCTGCATGTACGCGCGCTCACGCTCGACCTGGGCCAGCATGGCCGCATCGATCTGAGCAATTCCTTGCAGGTACTGTGCGGAATCGAGCGCGCCTGCCCCTCCCTCGCGCAGCATCTTGTCCTTGAAGCCATCACGGATGCGCCGGAATCGGTCCTGGGCCTGATTCACGGAGTCCACCAGGGCGCGATCGTTCGCACCCAGCGTCATGGCGTTGACTTGGCGGTTAGCCTGCAGGTCACGCGTCTCGCGATAGTTCTCGATGTCCAGCTGAGTAGCCCGCAACGCTCCGCGGATCTTCTCCTGGTACTTCTCGATATCGGTGGCCTCTTGCTCCTGGGAGCGAACGATCTGGGCCTCAAGCTCCTTTACGCGGCCAAGGTAACGCTCCCGCTCCGAAAGCTGCTTCTTGCCTCCGGCTATCTCCGCCTGCTTGCGAGCTACCTCCAGCTCATCCTGCAGGGCGGCGCGCTGCGCCTCGGCGCGCCGATGGATGAATTGCTCTTCCGACAGCAGACCGCGGGCACGCTCGCCCTCCAGGCGCGTTGTTTCCCGCCGAAGCTCTTCCTGGCGCAAGCGCGCCTGCGCTTGCATCGCGGCCAACTGAGCAGATATGCCGTTCTGCCCTGCCGCCGAGGCGTCTTTGTCTTCGAATCGCTTTCTGGTGGCAGCTTCTCGAGCGCGGATGGCGGTGGCGGACAATCGATCATCAGCCGGGTCGATTGCCCTCAGGCTCGCTTCATTTCGTGCGTTTTCTTCGAGCGCCTTTTCCAGCCGACGCGACTTGTTTGTCGCCTCATCCAGCGAGTCGAGGGCCTTTGCCGCAGTGATGGCGCTGGCATTCGCGGCGGCATTGAGCCCGTGGACCTGTGAAGCCGCCTCCGCCAAGGCCCTTTGATCCTCGGCATCCCGCAGCCGCCCTTCGGCAGCCGCCAATTTGGCCTGGCCCGCCGCGCTAATGCCGGCAGGCCCATTTGCCCTGTCTCGGATAAGGTCAAGATTCTTACGGAGTGACGCAATGCGAGCCTCAAGCGGATCTTGCTCCTGCCCGACCTGCTTCATCGCCTCCCACGCGCCAGAGACTTCCTGTTTGACGCCGCGCCAGGCTCGCTCCAGCAAACCCAGCTTCGCGGGAGCCTCGTCACCCAGGTAATCATGCAGAGCCTTCGAAGTCGCCTGCATCGCGGCTTCGCGATTGCCGCTTTCCTCCAGCGTGCGGATGTACTCCCATTGCGCCAGGCTCATGAAGTTCATCGAGCGGTTATGTTCTTCCGCCCACTTCGTGACACCTTCCGGCATCCGAGCAAAGTCCTTGGAGATTTCGTCCATGGACTGCTTGGAAACGCGCTCCAGCTCCAACATCGTGGCGCTCAGATCAGCAATCGTGGCCTTCGAGATTTGGCCGGTAGCGACCAATCCCTCAACCGCATCACGCGCATTTCCGATGCCCCCGCCCCCAATCTTGGCGGAAGCGGCCGACATTTCGCGGATACTCGCGGCAGTGACGCCTGCATAGTTCCCTGTCAGGCGGATCGTCCGATTTAGCCGATTTGTCTCCTGGTCCCCCTGATAGGCTGCAATACCCCAGGCCACAGCAGCGCCGGCGAGCAGCGTCCACGGGTTCACCATTCCCAACAGGGTGGATCCCAGCGCACGAGCTGCAGGGACCAGTCCGCCGAACATATCTTTCAGCTGACCGCCTTGCTGTAGCGCCACAGTCATGGGCTGCTGTCCGCTCTGCAGCGAAACCACAATGTCGGTGATCTGCGCGGGTACCCCACGCATTGCAGCTTCAGTCTGAGCGGCAGATCTGGCGTGCTTATTGAAGGCCACCGCCCCAGAATTCAAGGCGGTTTCTTGTGCCTTTAGGTGGCCGATCATCGGGGCTGCCTGAGCCGCTACGCCGAGTTCCGCCGCACGCAACTCCAGCAGCTGGGACCGGGTCTTGCCGACAGCCTGGGCCTGCCGCTCCAGGTTTTGCAGAAATCTATCGCCAGCTGTCGCGTATGCCTGGGCGCCAGCCGACGCCGCGTTAACAGACAACGACATCTGGCTGGATGCCGCACCGACCCGGTCAGCGGCAGCAGCTGCCCGCGCCAGAGAAGCCTCCGCCGTCGCTGCAAACCGCGCCGACGCAGCACTGCCCGCGCCGAACGCGCGCAACAAGTCCGCCTCGTCGCCGGTCATCCGAACGGCAAGGATCTTATCGGTCATATTGATTTCCGGCGTTGCGCCTATTCGTTGCTTTCAAAGACCTCGAGGGCGGCCCGTTCCATCGCCCGCAGCTCGATGAACATCTCGCGGCGCACCCGACGCTTCACCCGAAGCAGGCGCAGCGTCGATTCGATTTCTGCGGACGGGATTCCCACCCTCACGGGCCGTCCCATTGCCGGCGCCACCCAGGTCCAGCAGTGGCTCAGTGCAATGAATGCCTCAAATGTCGGCAAGTTCTCCGGCCACACTTCAAACGCCTCGTCGTCAGACGCCGATGCTGGCCTGGCCGCATCTAGAACTTCCGCTGGCGCCCCTGCTGCTCGAAGCGCCGCCAGCACCTGGTCGTCAGTATCAAAGCCGCCGGCCTGTGGTGCGCCAGCTCCTGCCCATCGCCTGGCGGCCTCGATCAGTTTTTTTTCTGTGCGCCCTGGTGCGCGGCATAGAAGCCGCTGAACAGCGGAGCGATCAGCTCCGGCCAATCGGTAATCACCGCCTGCAGCGATTCCCGGCTGAAGGTGACGGAGTCCCCCGCCGCATCCCTCACGCCCAGCCAGTTGGCCAGCTTTGCTTGCACGAACTCGAGGTCGCTCGAGTAGGGATACTCGGGAGCCTGGGAGCCGTCGGGCCGCAGGAGGGGGGGCAAATTCTGGGTGGCGCGCGCCTTGTTGACCATACCGTCGGTCAGATCGGCCAACTGCTCCGGCGTGTGCCGGTGATACTGAGCGACGAAGCTGATTTCCAGCGGGTCGCCATTCGTGCCGTTGACGACGAGGGAGATAGGGAAGGCAGCGACCGGGCGCTTGGTGACGACGAAGGACATATAGGGCTCCAAAAGCAAAATGCCCGGGAGATCCCGGGCACGTCGTGGTAAGAATGGTGGAAGGATGAGAGCTGCGGCACTACCTGACGATGATCTCCAGCTCGTCGTTGCCGACGGCGCCGGGATTGATGTTCGTGTCCAGGTTCAGCATCGTCACCCCTTCCTGGTCCGAGTACGTCGGATTGGTCATCTGGGCTGTGCTGGCCTTGATTTCGATGATGTGGCCGGCAGTCACCCCATGGGTGATCGACAGTGCTGTGCCGGCGCCGGACAACACCATGGTCGGCCAGTCCAAATCCGCGATCCGCGGCAGTTCCAGAACGAGTTTCCCTGTCGGCTTGCGGTCCGTGATCTCCGCTCCCTCGCAGCCGATGAGCGAGCGCCAGACCAACTGGTTCGCCACGTCGAAGGTCATGGACTGCAAGCAGCCCGAAAAGGCGCCGAGCGACCACGCCGGCGTGTTCGCCTTGTTTACCGCCTTCGGGATCTGGAACGCGCTGAAATCCACGCCTGCGGGCATGGCGCCGTCCGAGATCGGCACATAGGCGCCCATGAATCGATAACGCAGAACCGGGATGCTCTTGGCCGTCAGATCGAAAGCGACCGTCCCCCGGGCGTCCACGATCTTGTGGAACAGGCCGTCCAGGAAGTAATGCAGGGTGATCAGTTCAAAATCGGTCGACACCGGCAAATACCGTGCGTCTGTTCCTACCGTGACCGTCTCAGCGAAGCCGCTGGCGCGCAGAAGAGGCCCCCACGCAGGCGCCTTGCCCGCGGTGCCTGCTCCTGCGAGTTCCACTTCGAATTCGAGCTGGGCATACTGCGTGGTCGCGATTTGCCCGGAATTCCCCATGTAGGGCCGCAGGAGTTCGCGTTCCACGAACTCTGCCGACAGAGGCGTCGCCGTCAGGCTTCGGACCAGCACCGCGTCCGTGGCCCCGGCAGGCTGAGCGGCAGTGCCGGCCGTGGTCTGCAGTTTCGCCAACACGACGGAATTGCGAGTTTTCTTTGCCATCATGGGCTCCAAGAATGAAGGCCCAATAAGGGCCAGATTGATAGCGAGACGGCCCTATCGGGCCTGGCAGCCTGAGCAGAGTTCGGTCCGCTCGATCAGAATTCGCTCGCCGGTAGCCGAATCACGGAGATAGCTCCCGCCGCGGCCATGGTGTTCATCGATCTGGGGCCCGGTCACCGCCTGCGCAGGCTGGGCGATATCGGTACTCACCGGATCGTCGGCGACTGATTTCCTTTCTTTGTTCATGCTTTCTCCGATAGTTCAGGCGCTTAGGGAGTGCTCATCGGTTTGGTAGGTGATGCGGTAGCGCTTGTTCACAATCTGCCGCCGCAGGTCGCCATTGACGTACTTGGGCTCATCGGTCCCGAACTCGGCAACCTCGACCACGTTGGGGCCGGCGTATGCCATAACAACGGGGTGGGCCTGCTCGAACACCGCCTCTGCGAAGGCCTGATGGTCATCGCCTGCTGTGTGAACGAGGACATGGATTTCACGTACGCGGGTGGCGCGCGGCGGGTGAATGCTCTCCACCGACTCCCCGCCCAACTGCACGGAGATCACCATCGGATCCTCTCTGGCGATTGCCCGTACAGGCGATGCCTCGACTTCGGCGGGGAATCCGGGCGCCGCCTTGAGGGCGGCACGGAGGTCCACCACGTATTGCATTGCCAGCGTGGTCATGGAAGCTGCTCCAGCATCGCGCGCGACCAGAAGCCGTCGCCTACCGCGGTCGGCTCCTGGCGGACTCGGTACCGGACGCCCCCGATTTCCACCTGACTTTGGTACGCAAGGTCGGGGACGTCGGCGGTGGTGTACTCGATCTCGTAGTCGGTCGAGTGCACCAGGTCCCCTTCGTCGATGACCTGCGGGCGGTCGAACCGAACCTTGAATGGGACGGGAGGCTCCGTATCCAGCAGCAACGCCGGCTCGCGCAGACCCACCGCATCGAAGGCTTCGTCGAACACGGAGTTATCCCATTCCATGGCTTCAGGTGCCCATCTTCAGTTTGATGATGGCCTTGGGCCGCGTCGGCAGATGCAGCGGATTGGACTGGCTTTCGATCTCAAGCCCCTTCCCGAACGGCAACGGCTCGACCCGCGTGTAATACGGCAAGCCATCGGTGTTGACCGTTTCCATATAGTCGGCCGGCGCGAAGCGCGTGATGAAGAAATCGGACACGCCATCGGGAAAGGCGTAAGCCTCCTCGTCGCCGATGAAGGGAGCGCCCCCCAGCTTGCCGCGGTAGCGTTCGTAGGTAATGCCGCCGATCTCGAAGGAGTCGGCCGGTTTGCCCCGCAGTTCGGCTGCTTGCGCGGTATTCAGGTACGTCTCGCGTACGCTCTTGTGGTTGATCAGCGTCTTCCAGAAGTCCTTGCCGCACAGCGCGCGAACGCCGCTGGCTGGGGTGGCGCCCAGGGCATCCTCGACCAGATCCACGACGTCGTCCGATTTCTGGCGAACGAGGGTGGTTGCGCTCGTGAGTTCCATCGGGAATTCCTGCTGGACGATGCCGAAGGAATGGTAAACGTCGAGCAACACCGAAGTGCCGTCGGCATCCAGGATCTGCCCCTTGATGCCGCCCACGCGCTGATATTCGTGCGTCAGATCGAGTTGCTGGCGATGCTTCCTCTGGTACTTGGCAACCCGCGCCTCTGCCGATTCCAGCTCCGATTGGCTCCCGAACGCGCGGATGCCCTGGATTTCGTCGGCCAGCATCGTGGAACGTTGCGGCAAGTGCACGGTGTTGAACGGAATCAGCTTGCGGCCGGTCAGGACGACCGAATGACCGACACCACCACGGGGCTTGGCGGACACCAGACCCAGTGTCTGGCCGTCGTATTCGATTTGCACCACGGTGGAGGAAACGCCCTCTTCCGAGTAAAGGCCGAGCTTGCCGATGCGGCCCGGGATGCTCTCCAGCTCGTTGATGGCGGCGGTCAAGGCGGAAACCGTGAATTTCTCGTCTTGGAAGATATTGATATCGGCCATGTCAGGCTCCAGAAATAGAAACGGCCGCCCGGAGGCGACCGCGAATGTTGGATAGATGGAGTTGTGTTGGTGGGATCAGCGGACGATGATGCCAGCCGACTGCAGGGCAACGCGCGCCGGCGCATCCAAGCCGACAAGCAGCACGCCCGCCAGTTCCGCGTCACGCGCGATGACGACGATCTGCTGATCATCGTCGGACACCGGGGCATTGCCGTACAGCACGGCGTCGGCGGTGATCGGCGCGCCGGGGTCCGCCCCCGGGCCGGCGTAGGCGGCATATTTGCCGTCGTCACCCAGCGTGAGCAATTGCCCTGCAGCCAGGGCGACGAGGGTGGCAGCCAAGATTGCGTTTTCGCGCGAACGCTGGCCGTTGGCTTCGGAGAGGATGAAATCGGCCGTTCTGGCCTGTTGATGGATGAAAGGCATGGTGCTGACTCCTAGTGGGCAGAGAGGGCTTTTCGTTTGGCGTAGATCGCCTGGGGATTCGGCCCGCTCTGCTTCTGGGCCGATGAATTGGTGGGAGGTCGGTTATTGATAGAGTCGCCCGCATCGGCCACGACATGCTCGAACAGGCGCGCACGCGCCTGGTCTACCGTGAGGCCCGCAGACACGAAAGCGGCAGCCTTCTCAGGCAACTTTGCTGCCAAGCAGATGCCGGCGATCTCTTTGGCTTGCGTGACCCGTTGATCCGCCAGTTCAAGACTATCCAGCGCACCGCTGAGCAGCACACCTTCCGCCAGATCCGCAATCCCCTCTTGCCGGCAGGACGCATAGACACGGGCGGCCAGCGCAGATGCCGTCGGCGCATCCGCCGGAGCAGCCGGGGACGGCTCGGGCTCGGGTCCGGGCTTCGGATTCGGCGCGGGCTCGGGGTCGCTCTCTTCCAGGGACTTGAGCATAGCTTTCACGTCGTCAGGCAGATTCTTGTGCTTTTGCAGCACGGCAGCCGCACTATCCGACATCTGCAGACGCACGGGCTCCTCGATCAGGTCGCAAAATCCCAACGCCTGCGCCTCGAGCGCAGACATCCACGTGGTCGCGTCCATCATTTCGATGATCTTGTCACTGTCCAGTCCACTCTTACGGGAGTAGGCTGCCACCACGCCGTCTCGGATCCGATCCATCATTTCTGCAGTGGTGCGCAGATCCTCGGCCGTACCACCAGTGATGATCCAAGCGTTGTGGATCATCATCTGCGTATTCTCGGGCATGATCGTTGGCTTGCCGGCCATCGCGATCAATGAGGCCGCGGAGGCGGCGACGCCGTCCACTCGCGTGGTTACCCGACCGGCGTACCGATGAAGCGCGTTGTAGATTGCAAACGCGTCGAAAACGTCGCCCCCAGGGCTGTTCAGCGACACCAAGATGTCGGCACCACCTGCCGCTGCTGCGTCCAGTTCTCCGACGAACGCTTCGGCCGTAGTTCCCCAGAACCCAATTTCGCCATAAATGCGAATCTCGACCACGGGCTTATCCGCCTGCGCATTGACGCTGATCGAATACCAAGCCTTCTTTGCCATATTGGCTCCATTCATTGATTGAGAGGGTCGGGGCTGCCGCCCCCTTCTGATCGCGTCGCCTTACCGGCGCTGGTCGTATGCCGAGGATCGCTATCGAACACAAAGCCCTCGGCGTCGGCTGTTTCGTTGTCGGCGCGAATCTCCGCCGCAATGTGGTCTGGATCGTCGCCCTTCTTGAGGATGATTGACGACCGGCTGGAAAAGCCGCTTCGCACCGACTCCTTGTCGGCCTGCGCGTCCTGCACGGGGTTGAAGTACGGCCATCCCTGGGGCACCCACAGCACGCGCAACCATTCACGGCGGCGGCGGTGGAAATCCGGCATGGGGAAGGTGCCGGAAAGCGCCAGGGCGTCGATCCAGGCATTCCAGACGGGGCGGCAGAGCTGATGGATCACGCAGTGCCATTGGTATTGCTCGATGAGCCGGTGAAACTCGTTGACCACCACCCGCAGCGTTCGATCGCTGATACCGCGCAGGTCGCCTGTTGCGATTTCATAAGGCACGCCGACAGAGGCAAACGCCCCCATCAACTGCTGCCGCATAAATCCCTCGTAGTTGTTGCCGGCATCTGGCGGACTGGAGAATGTCACCTCTTCACCTGGTGCCAGCTCCTGCATCGTGCCCGGCTCCATGGAGACGAGCGGCGTGCCGTCGTCATCGAACTCATAACCGTCCGCCTCGCCCGTAAGAGGGTTATTCGGATCGGCATCGGGATCCGGTTTGGTGATGAAGCCCGCGAAGAGGTTTGCCACCTCCTGCCGGTACATGACAGCGTCGTCCAAGTTGTCGATGGACTTCAAGCGGAGCAGGACGGTAGCTAGAGCAGTCACCCCCCGTACCTGCCCGGGCCGCAACATTGGATAGGCGTGGATGACCTGCTCGGCTGGCACCCTGACCGTATCCTGCCCAGCCGCGTTTCGGCCGAATTCGCCAGGATGATGACGCCACATGTGATAGGCAGTGCGCCGCCCGATAGCATCGAACTCCACGCCATTCACGATCTCGCCGCCGTTCGGCAGGGTAAGCGACCGCTCGAGCGGCAGCTGGTCTCCCTCCATCTGCTGCAATTGCAGAGGTACGGACAATCCGTCCTGAGGTCGCCGAGCGCGCAAACGGAACAAGGTCTCACCATCCTGGAAGATGCTGCGCACAGCCAGGGCCTGCATTCCGTAGAAGTCCAGCCTGCCGTCGGCATCGGCCTCCTGCACCCAGTCGGCCCACAGTTCCTTCAGCGCCCGACGGACGTTGGGGTCCGGGTGCTTGGGGTACGGCTGGATCCCCGTGCCGACCACGTTGGATACCCAGCGTGTGGTCGCAGTCAATGCCCATGGATCATTGCGCACGGCGTCGCGCGCGCGGCGACGCTGCAGACCGAGGTTCTGCGTCGCCGCGGCGTTCGGCCCCGACCCCGAGGGATTCCAATTTCGGGCCCGGCTGCCCGTGGCGCTTCCGCTTTCGTAGCTGCTGCTCATCTGCGCGCTAAGGCGACGAGGCACAAGCAGACTGGAACCACGATGTTTCAGATAGCTCATCGGATCCCCTTGCCGGCGTTGCGCAGCCTGAACTGCCGCGAGCGCCCCTTTCCTTTGCTGAGTTCCCGCTCCACATGGGCGCGGGCGCGCATCAATTCGTCCGTGCTGCGGAAACGCACGCGCTTGGCGTCGTACTGGACCTCCAATTGGCTGTTCGCTATCGCGCGATCCAGCCGTTCCAGGTCCGCCTGGGTGTATGCCATGACCTTGCCTTATTGGTTTCTGTTCTGCGGCCTACCTGCGCCCCCGGAGGTAGCTGGAAGCCGCCACTCGCCGGCGCGCCGGCTTGACGGCCGGCCCGGCACGCGCCGCTGGCGCCACTGGCGCGGCCTTCGCCGGGGCGGCCGGCCGCGTGGTTGACGGCGGCGGCGCCTCAGCCTCCTCGTCCCGCGGTGGCGGCAACGCATCAAGCTTTTCCGCCATGGCATCCCACCAAGCGTCCGATTTGCGAGAAAGGCCCAGATGCTCCGCCACCCATAGCGCATACACCGCGCAGTCCAGTGCTTCGACGCGCTTGCGCAGCGCCGTCCACAGCGTACGAACTCCGGTCGCCGTCTTGCGCGACACCCGCGCTTCGCCTGAGAACTGCCGGAACCATTCGTCCGACAAGTCCTCCGAAAGGTGGACATAGCCCGGGCCCGGCGTCTCGATAGCCAGGCGACTGTGCAGCAGATCCTTGGCCAGGTTCGTGCCGACGTGCCACAGGATCACGCCCTTCTTGATCCGCTTCCCTCGCCAGTCGATATCCACCTGGCCGGCGCCATCCTTGATGGCCTTCTCACCGAAGGGGCGACCGCGGACGGCAAAGACCCGGCGCGCCTTGTTGCGGCGCGCGAAATCGTAGACCGCATTCGAATGGTGGCCGCCGCTGTCAATGGCCGTGGCGTAGATACTCATCTGCTGGCCGCCTTCATGCTGGAAGCGCCGCTCGAACAGGTAAGCCGCCACGTTGGACCAGACCTCGTCCTCCGCCGGGTTCCCGTGGAATATCTGGTGATCGACGGTCCACATTTCTCCGCCGCGACCGAATCCCCAGACGCCAACCTCCACCCGATTGCCCTGGGTGTCGCAACCTGCGAGCAACAACGAACAGCCCATAGGAACGAGGTTCTCGGCCAAGCCTGGAAGGCGATAGGCCTCGATCTCGGCGTGCCGCTTCAGCTCGTCCGCCTCGATCTTCTCGACCTCGCCCTCCCAGGCCTGGCCCAGGGTGGTGTTCCAGAAGGTCTTCAGCGGCTCGTCATCGCCCAGCTTTGCCTTGGCGTAGGCCTCCAGGAACTCACGGACCAGCTTGGCCCAGCTAACCATTGGGCTGTACGCAGTCCACACGTGGAAAGCGACGCGCCGATGAGCCGGTATTACCTCGCCAGCCGCGCTACGGAAAACTCCGTCGCGGTCGATGGTGGTGCCGTCCGAACCGCACCAGAATCCAGATTCCGATGCCTCCAGGTACTCGCTCTGGGTGATAAGGCAACCACAGTGCGGGCATAAGTGCTTCACCGATTCTGGATCGCCGTCGATCCATTTGAACCCGTGCGGTTCGTCCTTACCTCCCCAGGTCAGCGCATGATGCCCGTCGCAGTGAGGGCACGTGATGTGATAGTCATATCGCGCATCGGCGCCGGCTGCGCGCTTATCCATCAGGCAGGTCTCTTTCAGCTTGGGCGTGGAACCAACCACCATCTTCGGGAACGTGGCGCCCTCAAGACGCTTGGCCGCCAGCTGGCCGGGGTCGCCCTCACCGTCAATGTTCGAATCGAACGAACTGAACTCGTCCAAGAATGCGACACCGATAGACAGCCGTCGGTAGTTGTCGCCCGAACGACCGCCGCGAAGGTGCAGCACGCTGCCACGGAATTTCTTAACCAGGAGCGTGTTGTCCTTGTGACGCGCCAGGCGAGTCGGAAAGATCGGATGCATCGCCGTCACGTCGCGCAGCATCGGTTCCAGTTCGGTCTTGACGAACTCGTCGCGGGCGCTGTCCGTGGGCTGCCAAAGCGCCTGATTGCGCCGCTTATGCTCCGCGAAGTACCCAATGGCCGCCAGCAGGATCTTCGTGTAACCAACGCGGGCCGACTTGATTACGTCAACCTCGTGCACATCGTCGCTACCAACGCAGGCAAGGATGGCACGCTGAAACGGCCAAGCCTCCCAACGCTGTTCGACATACGACGATTCGGCCGAAAGATAAAAGTTGCGCTCGGCCCACTCCCGCAACGTCATTGGCTCGGGAGTGGCGAAGGTTGCAAGCCCACGTCGCAGCGCGCGCGCGACCGCGGCGCGATTGGCCTCTATGAGCATTACTCACCCTCGTTCTCTTCATCAGCCTCCAGATCCTCCAGCGACAGGGATGCAATTGCGTTGCGAGCCCTTGCAAGCTCGCGGCGCACAATCGTCAGATCCGCATCAGTCAGATTCGGCAGCCGGCGCTTCAGTGCCGTGGGAATAGCATCCATAGCCGCGCTTACCTTCGTGCCCGCCCGAGTCAAGACCTCCTCCAGCACGCTGACGGGCGCAAGCTCGCCGCGGGCAACCGAGTTCTCCATCTCGATCTTGTCGGCCTGTGCCGCATATAGCCGCGCCTTTTCCTCCGCAGGATCGAGCGTTCTTGTTTCCTCGCCGGCCTGGCGCCCTGCCGCTATGTCTCGAATGTGCCCACAGTAGGACAGCAGCCAGTTTCCCAGCGTATCGCCCGCGACCATGACGCCACGCATGAGCAAGCCGCTGACGGCAGGCTGCGTGATCCCGACCAGTTGCCCGAACCGGGCCTGGGTCGTCTTCTTGTCAAGGTCGATCATCTTGCGGTGGACAGGGCCAGATCTAAGGCGGTGGAAAATTCGGCGTCGTAGCGTTCGCCATAGACCGCCTCTGCCGTTTCGTAGAAGGGGAATCGCTGCGTATAGGTCGGCTGGGCCACCGCAAGCAGGACCGGCTTTACGTCCGCTCCGTGCGTTCCGGTCTTCCGCCATACACCAGCGGGCAGATGCTGCTCACGATTTCCGGACATGGACCCCTTGCCGCGGGAAAGGAAGTACTGCACGCCGTTGATGCGCCTGTAGCCTTCAGGCGACCGCCCCACCTTCGCAGTGCGTGCGCGGCTGCGCGGCGTGGAGTTCGCCCTGTAGCCTTGCTCGCCGAACGCCTGCAGGTACGACAATAGGCGCACGACCTGGCCGCGCGACATGTTGCCGTAGGCATCCATTTCCGCCGCTGCGGCCGGCACCGTAAACGCCCCCGTCGGAAGCCCTACTCTGGCAAGTGCGCGCTCGGACCGCTTCAGCCTGCGCCCACCGCCTAGAACCTGGGGCGGCAGATACTTGTCGGCGGAAATTCCCTTGCCGGCGGCGTCGCGGTAATCGACCGTGGCCACCAGATTGTCTTTGGTGGCCCGGACAAGTCGCAACGCCCGCATCGTGTACGGGGTCGGGCGATCAAAGACCTCTGCGGTGACCTGCGCCAGCGCATCGAGGACGTGTTGCCCGACCCGATTCAAGGCCAAGGCTGTCGCATATGGCAGCTGCCTCTGAACCTGGCCGTAGAAATCCACGCCCTCACGAATCGTAGAGTGGTGGCGCAGCTTCATGACGGTCTCAGATTTGTGCCCCTCACCGCCGAATCCGCGCGATGGATAGGTGGGCGAAATTATTATTACCCCCCTTAGCGCGCCCGTGACTAGCGAGCGTTCGGGGTTCGAATTACCCTTATCGGACCGAATTTTGCAGGGGCCCCCGGCCTTCCCTAGGCGGGCCCACCTCGCCCCCACTTCGGCGGCGCGCGCCCTCCCCCACACGCCATGCCCAACGCGCGGCACTCCCAAGAACGAGGGGAAAAAAAGCCCCATGCAAATAACTCGCACAGGGCAAAAAAATAGTGCTGCGGCCATGCTCGCAGAATAGATGAACCCACCGCATTATTCGGTGTGTTGCGTATGGCTTTGGGTTAAGTGGTAATGACTACAGCCGCGCTTTCCGCAAGAAAACTAAACGCGCGTCACTTGGGCATCACAACGGTATCGATAACATGAATCACACCATTGTCCGCCGCCACGTCTGCCTTCACTACCTTGGCATTGTCGACGCTAACCTGTCCGCCATTCAGGGCCACTGTCAACGAGTCTCCTTCAACAGTCTTCACAGGGCCAGCCTTGATGTCCTTTGCCATCACTTTTCCTGGCACGACATGGTAAGTAAGAACCTTAGTCAATGCGGCTTTATCTTTCAGCAGTGCGTCGAGTTTGTCTTTGGGGATCTTGGCGAATGCGTCATCGGTCGGCGCAAACACTGTGAACGGGCCAGGGCCCTTGAGTGTGTCGACCAATCCCGCGGCTTGCACCGCAGTAACCAACGTATTGAAGGAACCCGCTGACTTCGCTGTGTCCACGATGTCGGCGGCTTGCGCAGTGCCAAGTGCCAGAGCGAACGTTAGGGTGGTCAGGACGCGTTTCATAATCGACTCCTTTAATTGATGAGGGGCTGCACGATGAAGTCGGCGCCCTTGGTACGCGGCATCGAGTGGGTCACTTGAACCGCTTAGGAGTAAATTTACGCGCCAAAACCTTCCTGGTCCACAAAATGACCCGCTACAATATAAACAAAACGGGTCAATATCGGGTCATTTGGAGCAGCATAGATATGGAACATCAGACTTCTTCAGAACAGCAGCACGTGACCTATCGCAGCGGCGCGGCCGCCCGCCTAGCGGGCCTTTCCCCAGAAACCCTGCGCGTTTGGGAGCGCAGGTACAACCTTTCGAACACTGAGCGTTCCGAGCGAGGGCAGCGCTTGTATTCCGCGGAACAGGTCCGAAAATTGAGCCTGTTGAAACAGTTGGTGGACCAGGGCCATGCTATTGGCGTGCTCGCCCTGATGCCCGACAACCAACTTCAAGAGCTCGCCAATGCTGCATACACTCAGCCTGATGTAGTCGGACCAATTCGAATTGGGGTAATTGGGAGCAATCTAGCGAAACGCATTTCTGGCGGCGCACGCGATAGAGCAGATCTGGTGCTGGAATACAGCTGCTCTCAGCTTGAGCAAGCTGTGCAGGAACCACCAAACACTGGCGTGGAGGTTCTAGTCATCGAGCAATCAGAATTGCACGACAGCGCGGTTCCGCTGATAGCTAATGTCAGGAATATCTGGGGTGCGGTCGCTGTTGTAGTTCTCTATCGCTTCTGCGCCAGCGCGACCATTCGAGCCCTCCGCGCCCAGGCCTGCCTAGTTGCGCGCGTTCCAGCCGATGTAAACGAGCTCGCGCTCCTTTGCCGCTCAGCCCTTACCGGAGAACGTCTTCCTCCACACCAACAGTCACACATGCCCGACATCCGGTTTGATGAAAGCGCACTCCTGACCATCATGGCCTCCGGCAGCGGTTTGGCTTGCGAATGTCCAAAACATCTGGCGGACCTGTTGATGATGGTGGGAAGCTTCGAACGCTACAGCGCCCAATGTGCATCGCGCAGTGCGGACGATGCCCAGTTGCATAGCGATTTGCAGCGAGCCGCAGGCCAGGCACGTGCCATCTTGGAAGTCGCTATGGAGAAGCTCGCAACGGCAGAGGGTTTGCCAATGCCATCCACGAGACGGCTTTGATCGGCGCTCCACCCCGACAACCTGAGAAGAGTTGGCACGCCGCGCAAAGCGCGTAGAAATGCAAAAAATCCGCCCGCAATTCTCGGGGCGGATTCAGATTCATCATTGTGATTTAGACAGGCAAAACACTCAGCCTTCGCGCATCAGCCTGATCGTAATGGTTTGCTCGACCACACTCTCTGGCGCTGTTGGGCCTTGCATTTGTCCTTCGGCCCCGGGACATTCACCCGACGCAAACTCTCCAGCGGACATCGCGCTCATCTCAAGCGTGGCCCAATGGATGAGTACGTTTCGCTCTATCGCATCCGCCATCTCGCGCAGTCGATTTGCCAGATCGTACCTGCTCATTTGCTGAATCAACATCGCGCCGCCTATCGAAACATAGCTAAAGCCCGCTGTGAGGCAGACTGGCGGACGCTGCTCAGGAAGGCCGCACGTAAGCGTCGACCAAATTACGCCCATGATTTATGGCCGCATCTACCGCCATTACTGGGCTTGAAACAAAGCCTCCTGAGGCAAAAAGCGGTACTACTTGTGGCTCGTTCAACTCATGTTGGTCCGACACGGCACCCAATGCCACAGTTGCGATAAAGGCGGGCCGACGACTGCCGCCAACCGATATGCGAGAGACACTAGCTGTCAGTCGATAACCTTTATAGACCATGTTGTTATGGAACATTAGTCCTCCCTGTCCGTTCATCAGTCCAGGACCGTTGTTCACAATGCGCGAATTTGCGTTGCATGCGGGCCTTTAGCCCCTTGCGCGGTTACGTAGCTAACACGTTGATTCTCGACCAAAACTTTGTGGCCATCGCCGCTCACGATTTCAGAGAAATGAGCAAATAGGTCCTTGCCACCATCCTCCGGCATGATGAACCCAAAGCCCTTAGCATCATTGAACCACTTAACAATTCCGGTTTCCATTCTTCGACTCCTGACATGGCGGGCAACGCCCGAAAGGGGAGCTAGTCAAGGAAAGGACTGCGAACAATGAAGCACCTTGAGGGTGCAAGACCGGACGGAAATCGCGTTGCTCGAAAAGCCGCTTAGTCACTATGGTTGCGTAATCTCCGAAAGTCAACCTGCGTTTCCAAATAGCACCAAACCAAGGTTGGAGCCCTTTGTCAGCAGGCCGATCTTGCATGGCACCACATTTAGCCGAGTTTTGTGTAACGACCTTCCATTGTTCCAATTTGCGAGTCACAAGTCGCGTACCCTGAGAATTTGGCGCTTGAACGTGCGTCACCTCGCCGCCTCGCCATTTAGGAGTGCAAATATGCATCGAGCACAACGCCAGCAGAACCCACCTACCCTGCTTAATCGGCAAAGGGCAACGTTCGTGATATTAGCGACAGCCAGGTGAGAGCACTCAGAAGGTCCATTGCTAAGTTCGCTCATGCCTTTGTCAAGCTCCTTCCACCAACCCCGCCCCAAAGCGCGAAACGAGAGCCGAGTGTAGGAACGAAGCCGACCCACGCGGCGATTTCGTCACCATGGCGCATCTATCGGATCTATGCCCGCCCTGGTCATCTGCTAATTCGAAACGAGCAAGGTCAAGTGCTCGATCTGGGAGTCATGAAGGGCCAAATGCCCAACCTCACCTATCGACTTTTCATCGGTGGATTGAGCGGCAGGAACTTTGCGAATCGCACCCAATTGCTAGATGACGTTGCTCGCCGCATCCAAACTGGCGAAGTTGGCAAAGAATTGCTTTCTCTTCCTCAATGGGAAAAAACACCAGGAGCAGATTTTGATCGTGGCACGCATGTGGACGTGTCCATGAGAGTCAAGCCTTGACTAGTCACCACCTCCGCGAGGTGCATGAAAAAACCCGCCTGCTTTCGCCTGGCGGGTTTTCGGGTGCATTACATGCGGGCGCACCTGTGGACGGACAAATTGTCGCGGTTCCTGTCGCACTAATCAACTACTTCATGTCGCACTTTTCCACCGGTACACAGCAGCGTTGCGAACACCGGGGCGGCTGGGCCGGCGCAACACTTGCCCGTGGTCGATAAGTGCGGTGACCGCGCGCAGTACGCCTTGCCGCGCCGCCGTGCGTTCCTTGATTGTCAGTTCCCGCGCCCCCGTCGCGGCTCTCACGAGATCCGCCATCTTGAATTCTCGGCCGGGATACGGGGCCATCAACCCGATGATTTCCTTAGCAAACTTCACGTTTCACCTTGTCTTTGAAAAGCCCCAGATACAGCCTGTATTCGGTGGCCGAAATTGCCTTGCCCGTCACCTGGGCAATCCAGCGCAGGGCTGCCGAGCGCCGCTGGTGCGCCTCCAGCCCTGCGAACCGTTCATGACGCTGCGGATACTCGGCGATGATGATCATGCGTTCAAGGAGAGGTAGCGCCTGATGCAGACGCTCAACCGCCATCGCATGGTCCACCTCGATGGGGTGGTAATCCTCAGTCGCCGGCTCGTACCACACCATGTTTCCGACTGATGCACCGGACCAGCACCAGCGCGCCCAGTTCCACAAAACGGCGTTAGCGTCGAATCGGTCAGCCATTGCGCCCCCGAGCCTTAGCCCAGCTCCTTGAGCAACGTGGCGATCTGTTTGACCTTGGCCAGCTCATTAGCATTCGCTGCGGTGCGTTCCTCGATCATGATTGCGGCTTGGTCGATCTCTTCGGCCAACGTCCCCAGCCCAGCCATAACCGTCCGAACCTTTTCGGCGATGATCGCCAGCACGTCCATGGGCGCCGCTTGCTTTGCGCCCCCGAGTACATCAACGGGTTCCTTGCCGTTGGAGTTGTTGCTCATCATCTGCTGCCCCTGATTCGTCATCGTCAATTTTTCCTTCACCTCAATGCGCCGGAACGACCCCGGCACAACCTCTTTGATCAGACCCGCCTCCCTCAGCCTCCTCAAACATCCGCGCATGGTGTGGATATCCGGAGATGCGCCCGTGGTGTCCTTCATAGCCTGAGCAATCCGCAACGCAGTAAAGGCAGTGGTGCGCTCGGCCGGCAGGACTACATAGATCTTCTGAGCCAGCGCTGTCTGTCCTGCCAGCAATGCCGCATTTCGTCCCGGAGTCATCAAATCACCCCCAGGGAGAAAGGCACTTTCGGATTCAGGTAGTCCAGTAGGACGCCCCGCGCCTCATCGAAGCTCCGGCACACCTCGACGCGATATCCCGCACCCTTGAGGTATGCAATCCAATCCTTCTGATTTGTGCTGACCCGGCCGTCGCTGGTCTTCATTTCGATCCACAGCCCGGGGCATCCGAAGCGCGGCACGGGCAAACAGAGGTCTGGCACCCCAGGCTTCACGCCCTGCCCCTTCAGCTTTGCCGCTACAGCCGCGTGCCGCTGACCGCCGTTGGGAACATGGAAAAGGCGCGATAACTCCGGGTACACACCGGCCTGAAGGCCTGCCCACCGGATCACCTGGGCTTGAATGGTGTCTTCGCTGGGTCCAGCGAGAGCCGCCACGCGGCTAATCGTGCGAGGCGCGCGAATGACAGCAGTGTTGGGCCATCGCTTCATGCCTGCGCCCCCTGGTCCGTACCCATACGCAACGCATTGCGCGCCATGGCGACAATCCCCGGCGAGTAGCGCTTGCCCTTCGGGTTCTCGGTTTCGGCTATCACTCGCTTCCACCCGCGCAGCGGATCACGGCCCGACTGGTTCAGGATCGCCCCCGCCCCCATCGCCTCTAGCGCCTTGGCGGCCTCTGCCGGCGTCGCATGGGTCGCCCCCGGCGCGGGCAACGCGACGGCGGGCGCGGGGACGGCTGCCCATTCGCCCCGGCCCAGTTCGTCCGACAACGCCCGTTCCCAGCGCGACTGCATCACCGAATAGCCGCAGTTCAGCAAGTCATGAGAGCCGACGCGCACCGCGGCCCAGTACACAGCGGGATGACTCCATTGCCCCAACTCTCCACGCCGACGAGCATTCATCCCCGCAACTGCATCATGGAACGCGTTCTCTGGGATCAGACCAGGCCGGCAAGCCTGGATGAACTCGCCCACGGCCGGGGGCCAGTCTGGGTACATACGTCGGCAAGCCCGCAAGCCTTCCGCGACTTCGTGAGGCGACACACGATCTTCAAGCAGCGCCTCAGCCCAGGCCTCCTTCCAGTTCTCGATGCTGTCCATGTCGGGGAAGTCCTTGAGCCAGCGCCCCCCATACGTGCCCGACAGCCGGTTCCACAGATGGTCAATCGGCGTGATGCCATCCAGCTTTTCACGGGGCACGAGCCAGCCGTTTCCCTCAGACATTGATCGTGCGACCGTCGTCATAGTCGTTGCCTCCCGAGGCTCGATTGCGATTCACGTATTCCGTGGGGTTGAACTTGCCGCCCCGACCGGATGGTCCGGTGACTTGCCCACCTGGGGCGAACAGCCCTTGCCAGCTTTTGCCGATGGCATGGGCAATGACCGCCTCGGGCGTGTGACCTTGCAGCTTGAAGTCGGCCAGGTCTTTCACCTGCTGCTTGGCCGCCTCTTCGGTCAACGGCTTCCGGATCTGCACACGGTGACGCACCCAGCGCCCCCACAGTTCCGTGTCCAGCCAGTCCGGCAATTCCAGGGTCATCGGGTCGAACCCCGGCGAGCGCTTGCGCGCGCCCTTGGGTTTACTGATGGTTCCTTGATGGTTCAATGACGGATCGGGTGCAGCACGTTCACCCCGTGACGTCGTCAGATTCACCCCGTGACGTCGTGAGCTGCACCCCGTCGTGTCGTCAGATGCACCCCGTTCGTCACGGGGTGCAGCAGATTCACCCCGTGATTGACCTTCAAAATGTTCCACGCGGGGCGCAGCTGGTGCACCCCGTGAAAGATCCATGTCGTAGCAAACAGGCCGCTGATCCGCGCGACGGATGTAGGCCGCCACCAGATCCTGGTTGCCACGCTTGATCACCTGCATGGCCTCCAGTTCGCGGAGCTTGTTCTGCACCGTCCGCGTCGATAGGCCAGTGTCTTCCGCCAACGTCGCCACAGCGGGGAACGCGCCCTCGCCGGTGGGTCCGACGTAATTGGCCAGACAGAGCAGCACGTGACGCGCGGTCGGCTCCTTGACTATCTGTTGAGCAAGCGCCCATGTCATGCCCTGAACGCTCATGACGTCTCTCCATACAAAAGTTGATACCCGCGCTCGGCCTCTTCGGGCCATTTGCCCAGATCCATGATTCGCTGGCGCGTAAGCCGCAAGCCGGGGATGAAATAGCTGAGCTTCAGCTCCAGGGCGGCCGAGGATCTGTCAATGAACCAGTGGCACGGCCCGCAGCCGAAGGCAATGCACCAGTCATGCGCCTTGATTCCCTTGCCCTTGCCGTCACGCAAACGGTTCGAGTGGCAAGCCACCGTCGTGTCTTTTTCGTTGTGGCAGTACCCAGGAACGCGCAGCAAGCATTCTTCGCCCTTGGCAAGGTCCAGCAGCGCCGGATTGCGATAGACGGTCTTGGGCTGCTTCTTGCCCTTCTTGCGCGCCTTCATGGCCGCGCGGGGTGGCGCCAGCGGCTTGGCGCGCATCATCGGGGCCTTGGCCTTCAGCGGCGCGCCACGCTTCATCGGCGTCTTCTGGCGAAGCGGCGTCTTGCGTTGCAGCGTCATGCAGCCCCCGCTTGCTTTCGAACACGCCACCATGCCGGCAGATGCCACGCATTCACGCGTTGCCTGACCAGCCCGTCTCGAACGGCATCAAACAGGAAGGCATTGACTGCGCAGCTGGCGGCCATGGCGCGTGATGTGCTGAACCAGGGATCTACCGGCAACAACGCGGGCTCAACGATGGCTCGCAGCGCCCCCACATCCACACGGCGCGGCGTTTCGATAATGGCCTGGCGGACAGCTTCTACCGTCGCCAGCGGCACGCAGTAGCCCCTGAACATGTGCAGGCAGTCAGCCATAGACGCCGCTCCATTCGATGAACGGCTGTCGGATAGCCACATAAAACAAGCTGGCCGCCTTGGCGTTGTGGTCCAATTCCGCGCGGCTGGTGATCCCGCACACGTCGCGGACAAACTGAGCCGCGTGCTGTTTAGCTGCCACGCCCTGAGGGGCAGCGCCAACGCGGGCGACAACCCAGGCCTGGAACCGTTTGTTCCCGCAGAGTTGCCCTGCCGCACGCGCCCGCGCGCCCCCCTTACACTTCGTGGACGGGACACGCGCCCGCACGAGTACACCCGATGTTCCGCGCTGCATCATTCCTCGGCCATCCCGCTCAGACGGCTGGCAACACTCGCCACCGCTTCCATGACCACGCGACCGGCCGCAGTGACGCGCGCCACCTCCTGCTGGTCCACACCGCCATCGGCCAGGGCGTCGTACACCTCCCGTCCGAAAGTGCCATGCGCGACCATCAGGCTCGCCACCTGCTCCAGCACGGAAATGTCGCTTTCGCCGCAGGACTCCGGCGCCTTGACCAGCAGATAGCCATTGCTGTGCGCAAACGCCGCCAGGATGCGGACATCACCCGTCATCCGTACAATACGGTCCGCCTCGGCAAGCGCCAGGTGGTGCGTGGTGTTGTTAGGGTTGACCTTGTTGCGCAGGACGGCCGCAGAAATGCCGACCAGCGGCCCCAATGACTCGCTCCCGCCCTTGTACTCATGCACCGTCAAATCGGCCGCAGTGGTGATGTTCATTTCCTGATTTCCTGAACGTATCTATTGCTCAACAGCGGCCTTACGATGCGCTGCATGGAAAAGCGAAGTGCGCCCTACACATCCAACGGCCCGATCTGGACCTTGTCGCTTGGCCTTGCCGGTGCCGCCGGCTGCGGTGCCGGCTGGAACGGCGTCGTTGCGCTATCCATGCGCTCTCTCCTTAGAACGGGTGGTCAACCCCTTAGAATGGTTGCTCTCACACAAAGCACTCGCTCCGAACAGGAGGGGGTTGACCAGAAAAATGGAAATACCAAAACGTGTAGATGGAACCGCCGCAGACTTCCGAATTACGCGAAACCTCGACACGCAAGTCGTCTATCTGCAATTCGAGCTCACAGGGGAACCCGACCCGACTTCGCAGAAGTGGACGGACTGGATTCCAATGAGCGAGCCGCTTCTATCCAGAGCGATTGCGAGTCTTCAGGCCCAAGCTCAAGCGTTGAGCCTTGCAAGACGCGGGCTTTTACAAGACGAGAAGCATTAGGAGTAAGGCCCGACAGTTCATCGGTGGCGGATGTGGTACGAGCAGCATGGAGACACAACGCCGGCCGAATTAGCCACAGCACAAAGCGGGTGTAGAGGCTATGCATGGGAGGGCTCCTTAATGGGCGCCGCCAGTTCTGGCCATACTGTCCGCCAATCGTCGGGGCGGAGTTGTGGTCGCGTGACGCGACCACCGAGCGAGGTCTCGATGCGCGCGCAGTAAAGCGGGTCGATTTCTTTATCTCGCGTCAACCAGTTGCCGATCTGCTGCGGTAGTACGTCAATCATTCGTGCCAGCGCAGCCTTGGAGCCGGCTAGGTCTATCGCCATGGTCAGTGCCGGGCGATGCTTGAACTGAACAAGGGTCATAGGTCCGTCATTCGATCTAGGTAAGTTGGTCGATGGTAAACGAGTGTTTACCATATAGTCAACTTACGTTGATGGAATTTATAAACCAATGTTGATAAGGTGCGCCCCATGGCAATGGGCAAGAACATCCGCTTTCTCCGACTCGCAAAGGGCCTCACCCACGACGCCCTTGGAGATCTCGCGGGTACCAGCGGGCAAACCATCGATCAGCTAGAAAAGCGCGACAGCAAAAAGTCGAGCTACGCGGCTGGAATCGCCCGCGCTTTCGGCTTATCTGTGGAGGAAGTTCAAGAGGCAGAGTTGGGCAGCTTGGACGCTGCGCACCACATGCTTGCGGAGGCGGCAAGGCGTGCGAACTCCGTTTCCGCACCAGCAGATCACACAAAGCATCTAGTGGCCGAACCCGCACCCGAGTACGTCGGGCGCGCTTCGCCAGGACGATTAATTCCGGTAGTTGGTATGGCGCAGCTTGGGGAAAACGGCTTCTACGAAGAACTTGCCTATCCGGAGGGGCACGGCGATGGCTACATCCTGCATGCCTCCACTGATCCCGATGCGTATGTATTGCGCGTCAGGGGTGACAGCATGAAGCCGGCAATCCGCAACGGCTGGTACGTGGTCGTCGAACCCAATGGCGACATTGAGCCCGGCGAGTACGTGGCGCTTCAACTCGCCGACGGGCGAAAAATGGTCAAAGAACTTTTGGTCCGCCGCCGAGGGGGGGACATTGAGGTGCTTTCCGTGAATGGCGAAGTGCGCATGAGCCTTCACGCAGGACAAGTGGAGAAGATTCACGCTATCGGGGCCATCGTGCCCCCGAGCAAAGTCCGGATGCACTGACCCCCCTCTTCCCCGCCGGCCGCCCCACTACGGGCGGCTTTTCTTTTGCCTCAAACCCAACACTTGTTGACTTATAAAAAACTAACGTTTACCATTTTATCAACTTTTGTTTACCGCTCTTTAACAACCGAGGCCGCCCGCCCCCACTGGGGAAGGGCGAAACAGGACAACCACGCGCCAGCGCGCCCACGGACCCTGTGTGCTTGGGCTTTCACAGCCAAGCAACGCCCAGCCGGGTGTGGCGACGATAACCCCGGCTATCCCCTAGTGCAGGACAGAAAGCAGCCCGAGGATATGCGCAGCTTGAACCTTCTTGTCATCCACCTCGATCACCGCGGAGCAGACGGTCATTGGACACAATGGATGCCCTAAACCCTGTATGTCTGCAGCACAACCTGATTCTCTAACGCATCGCCAAACGCGCGCATTAGGCTAATGGTGCCTTCGCTGATCTCGTCCAGATCCTCAAACGCTACAAAGGTGTCTTCACCATGCGCTATGGCATTTCTGCGCTTAAGTAGAACGACATCGATGAACGTTGTTTTATCTGAAAAGTCCAGGGGCGGAACACCACACACAACGCAGATATCAGAAAAAACTTCCGAATTTAGGTTTGCCCGCGTATTTATAAGATCTTCATTAACCTTGCTGAAGCGCGAGGTCGATGAGTTCAAAATGGCGTCAACGAGAGCGCAACGCTCGACAACGCTAACTCGTGTGGTGGATAAAGCTCCCAAACGAGGCAGGAAGTAGTTGCGAAAAAACTGCGGCTTGAGTTCCCCATACTGAAACCGCCTCAGGGAGATATGCTCAAGGTATTTCTTTGCGGCGAAGCGAACATAACCCTCCCAATGCGCATAGCACACTGCTACGAGAGCTCGGAGTAAAACCCGTCGCAAGGTTTGGTCACCGCGCTTAACCGCCGATTTCAAGTCCGAAATTTCCCGGATACGCCAATTCCTATCGTCGATGATTTGAGCAGAAAACTCAGCTTCGCTATATGGTTTACTCATGGCTTAAACCATTTCTCTCCAAATGGCACGGTACGCTGAATCCGAATGGTGCCGCGAAGACCTGGCGAGGTAAAGGTTGCGTTTTCAGTTTGTGCCCAAAAGGACTTGATCTGCTTTTCGACGAATTTTTTGGCCTTCGTCTTCCCGAGAGCGAGGATTGCGTCAATGTTCTTGCCCACTCCAACCGCGATACCTTCAAGGCCAACGAGACCGGCCTTGCCAACAAAATCGCCCTCCTGATATCGGCGAAGCGCATCGCCAGCGGCCACTTCATCCAGCAACGCGAATGTCGAATCGATGAGCTTAGTGGCAAGCGTACGCTTACCGGCGCGAGCCAATTTCACAATCCCCTCGTCGATGTACTCTTCGACATCCAAAATTCCATCGTAAGGCACATTCACGTGGACGAGAAAGCGCGTCAACAACTCAATATGACGCTGCCTTTCCGTCTGCTCTTCGCTCACCGCCATCACTCTCTTAAAGGCTTCTTTTTCAGCGCAGCTTTTTATAGATCGAAAATAAGGAGCATTAACCATCAACATGATGCAATTTCGCAATTCTTGTGCGTTCGCCTGCGTGCCTCCCGCATTTAAGCGCTGGAACAGATCGTATTTTGTATTTTCGTCGCTAGGGCGCTTCAAAATCTCTACGCCGATTCGACCTCGACGGATAGCCAGCTGTTGAGTCTTGTCAATTGGCCGCTGTTCTTTGACCGGAATCTCGGTGATGACGTCCGATTTTTCCCAGACGGAATTGTGCAAAGATGGAAGATACTTGGTAGCCTCAAGTACAGAAGGAGGCAGCAGCCCCCCTTCGGGGTCGCGCAAACGCCCCATAAATTCGATAATGGTCGATAACCGTTGGAGTCCATCGACCAGCTCCCAGGTTCCGTCTTCCCTCTCAAAAACGAATATCGAGGGCAAGGGGATGCCAAGCAGCAATGATTCGATCAACTTTGACTTCTGACCGATAGTCCAGCGAAACAATCGCTGGAATTCCGGATCCACGACGAGTTCGTCGCTATCGTACATACCAACAATCTCTCCTACTGACATCTGGTATGCATCAGTCCGCACATGGCGCTGAGCTTTCTCAATTTCTTCATTGAGCATTTTGGAAACCCTTATTAACCTATTTACTCTTCTATTTTGGCACGATAGTAGTCGAACGACCATCGAATTTGGACAAATCCGCGGCCATTAGATACTCAGTTCGTTGACATGAATATGCATCCCCGAATTCCGAGTTCTTAGGCCAGGTCACTTCTTACACAGAAAGTTGAACAAATCACTTTTGCTCGAGCCCGGCACGAGATCAAACCATTTCGAAGGATTGTTACTGATCGCGCGAACTGAAGTCTCGCTATCACCAAGCGTCCTCATCTTCCCCGCCTTGCAGTTCGTCTCAGTGCGCGTGTAGACCACGCTATCAACCCCATCCCGACGCGTGACCGCCGTGATTACTCCACCACTCGTGGATTTTTCCAAAAGGTAGTACTTCCCTTTGTCGCCCTGCACGCTGCGAGGAATCCGCACTTCGGCAGAAAACGCCGAATGAGTCAGAGCCAAGGCGCCAAAGGTGATGCACAAACGAGCGAGTTTCATTTTTTTCCCCTCATGTAGAACTACTGACACGGCTTGTTCGAGCCACGGCACTTATACCACTTGCTCTGCCGTGTCGGCCCAATCCAACCCCACCAAAGGCCATCATGCTCGACACACTCGTACGCTTCATTGAAGAACTTATCGACATCCTCAATTTTGGCAATACCATCAGCAGATAGCCTCATCTCCGATTCCACCTACATGGAGGCGACAGTTAGCCTGAATGTCGCAGTTAGCGGCCCGTTGTTCGGGCCGCGACAAAGCCCAACGCGGCGGACCTACTTTTGCGCGACGAGCGCAGGCCGCAGGAAGTGGTAATACAGGTGGTTCAACTCATTGCTACAGATGGCCGCCTCATCCGCGAAATTTTGAATCTGCGACAGCTCCCATCGGCCCTCTTCGAGGTGATACAGCGTCGCGACGTCGGGAGTTGCCCCCGCAGCCGGATAGGCGTGAAAAAACCGATTCCGCGTCTTGACAAGTTCTTTGAATCTTCGCGCCGCTTTGGCCAAGCGGTCGTCGGGGCAAATCTTGTCTCCGCTCGCAAGCTCCACAAACGCAGAAGCGATAACTCCGCCCGTCCATTGCCGGCCGTCCATCGGACCAGGTTTTTTGACCGGGAGTTTCCGAATTCGGTTCGTAAAGTCTTCGTCGAAGAGCAACGCGCAATGCACTGCCATCCACTCAAGACCAACCCAGCACACCAGCGCTTCAGAAATTGCGCGCATGTACTCCGCCGGGTACAGAATGCCATGCCCATTGCGTTCGTTAGCCATGTCCACCTCCATTGGAGGGGGGAGGCTACCAGAAGAGAAAGCAAGTAGCACCTTGCCTGCCCTGCCCTAAGGCGGCTTCGGAGAGCGGGTCGGCGCCGCAACGTCACCGGCGCTGAGAGTGACTTTCAGGACTTCACCGGGCTATCGGCCTGCTCTCCGAAGCCCACAACCACACGCCGTGCAGAACCACATGCCAATTAGCAAATGTGGAGGATCAACCGCCAACCAGAAGCGGACTACGATTGCATTGCTCGGTTAGGTCAAATTCACCTACTCGGGCGGCTCGCCTCAAAGCTGATGATCCTGGCGCCGTTGCGGGGATAGCGTCCATGCTGGTAGTCACCCGACACGACCACATCTACAAATCCAGTTTCCCGCAATGCGAGAGCCAACTCCTCGACACCCCACCAGCGCAAATGGAATAGGTCAAGCTCTGTCGACAGCAACGCCCCATCCCGCCAGTGTTCGTAGCGCAGATGATCAAGGGTTGTTTGTTTGATGTAATCAATCTCGGCCCGATGACTGGTCAGCGTCAGCAAATCGCTGCCATCTACCGCCCAACTGCGCACGGAGCTCGCCTCTCCAATGAGGCTCTCGATGGGGTCAATATCTACGATCAGCCTGCCACCGGGCAGCAGATGATCCCAAAACCGCTTGAGCACGACCATTGCAGAAGCGGTCTCTGTAATCAACTGCAGCGACCCCGCCGGCATGACAATGCATGCGAAGCGTCGATCGTAGCTAAATTGTTCGAATGTTTGACAGGTCAGTGCGGGAGCCAGACCTCTACTTAGGCACTCCTGCCTACAGTAGTCGAGCATGTCTTGCGACGCGTCGAAACCTTCCATCGCTAGCCCCATCTCAAGCATCGGGATGAAGATCCGGCCATTGCCGACCGCAGGTTCCAAGATCGGGCCATCACATGCAGTCAGGCGCTGCCGATAAAATTCCAGATCGCCGAATGAGTGGCCAATGGGCTTATCTAGGTGGTAGATCCAGGAAGCGAGTTTTCCGTACCTATTTGGCATTTCTTCTCCATGTCAAGATAAGTAGGCTACCTTACGTGACTTGGACAGGAATACAAACTTGGCGGCAGAAGACAACGTCTTACATGGAAGCGAGAACGGTGGGTCAAGCTTCGTTGAACCACTATCGAATTTCCAAACGGATGCCGATGAGAATGCAAAAAAAGCGACCTCCACCAAGAAGTGCTGGGGCAGAAAGCCCCTTCAACCTTTCAGCAAGCCGCTTCGATTCAAAAGCGGGCAACGGGGCATCGGCCCAATGCAACCTGTTGCCCACAAAACCAAAGGGCCGGATCCACTGTTTCAATGGATCCAGCCCCTGTACCGCAAGCAGCTTGCCTTTGGGCAAGCTGCCGATTAAATCGCTTTGATCATCGTCGCCGTCGGGCCTTTTTGCCCTTGACCGGCCACGAAGGAGACACGCTGGTTCTCTTCCAGAGATTTGTGGCCATCACCCTGAATTTCAGAGAAATGGGCGAAGAGGTCTTTGCCACCCAGCTCCGGCATGATAAAGCCGAAGCCCTTGTCGTTGTTAAACCACTTCACGATACCAGTTTCAATCTTCAATGTAAGTCCTAGATTTGCAGGGAAAATGTTCCCGCGGCCACTATCAATGATTAGCCGCAACAAAGATATAGCTGTTACGAATTAACACACTCCCTGAATCCCATTCTTCGTGGCTTCAGAGAGCGGCCGGCTCTGCGACGTCACCGGCGCTGAAAGTGACTTTCAGGAATTCACCGGGCTACCGGCCCGCTCCCCGAAGCCCACCCACCACCGCGCACACCGCGCGAATCTCCATGCCCTCAACTATCCCCGCCATCTGGTGGGGCCTGGCGCTGCTCGCCCTGGTGGCGGTGGCCCTGGTCCCCATCGGCAACTACTTCACACGCCGCTATGTCGCGGCCGATCCCTGGAGCCCCTGATGATCCGCCGAATTCTGCGCGTCCATGGCGAACTGCTCATGAACATCACCTTCTGCGTCATCGCCATCGCCGTAGCCCTGCTTGGCTATGGCGAGCGACAGCGAGCCGACGAATCCACCATCACAGCCCAGGACGGCGGCAATACCGCTTACGCCGCCAAGGGATAAACCGGAGGCCGCTCTCATGTGGTTCAAGAACCTGAAGATCTACCGCCTGTCCGCCGTCTGGTCGCTGTTCGGTGATGACCTGGAAGACGCGCTAGCCCGCCAGGCATTCCATCCGGGCAACAACCTGGAAATGCAGTCCATCGGCTGGGTACCGCCCCGCGAGAACGGAGGACTCGCCCACGTTGTCGGCGGTCAGATCCTGCTAACCCTGCGCGCGGAAACGAAGCTGCTCCCCGGAACCGTCATCAACCAGGCGGCCAAGTTCCGCGCCCAGGAAATCGAAGAGCAGCAAGGCTACAAGGTCGGCCGCAAGCTGATGAAGCAAATCAAGGAGCGCGTGATGGATGAACTCCTGCCCCGCGCCTTCAGCGTCTACCGCGATACCCGTGTGTGGATTGATCCGCTCAACCGCTGGCTGGTGATCGGCATTCTGGCGAAGTGCATCGACCCGTTCCCGCTGGAAAACCTCTATGTCGCCCAGTCGCCCGCCTCCGCCATGACCGGCTGGCTCGCCGAGGACGAGGCCCCGGCCAACTTCAGCATCGACCAGGACACCGAGCTACGTTCATCCGGCGAAAGCGGCGCAGCTATCCGCTACATCAAGCATTCCATCGACGCCGACGACGTGCGCCGCCACATCCAGACAGGCAAGCAATGCGCCCGTCTCGCCATGACCTGGGCTGACCGCATCTCCTTTGTCCTCACCGAAGGGCTGGATATCAAGCGCGTGTCTCCCCTGGACGTGCTCAAGGAAGGCCGCGACGGCGTGACCGCCAACGACGACGAGAAGTTCGATTGCGACATGATGTTGATGACGGGCGAACTGGCCAAGATGATGGCCGAGCTGGTCTATGTCCTAGGTGGCGAAAAGCGGATCTGACAGCAGCAATTCAAGATCTCTTTACGGGACGCACTCGCAATGACTCTCGAAAATCACCGTCATATCCAAAGGACGGCGCACGGATAGGTAATGAGAACCAATACTGTAATCCTAGCTCAAGCGTCGGTTTGAAATGCCAGTGCGCCTTCCCATCTGCATCCATTGCCCACCAAGACGCGCTTGGCGGTGCCAATTTCCAGTCAATTCTAAGGTTCGGCATGACTGTCTCCCGGAGAAGCCTTTGGACATAGTAATGCCGCATCATCCCTGGGTAAAAAATGAATACTCCCCCCGCATCGTTCAAGACGATGATTCTGGACAAGACGATCAAGCGCGCCGACGCGATGAAGATCGAGTATGGCCGCATCCGCGTGAAAGTCGGTTTCAACCTGCGCGACCTGGACGACGAATACGAGGCCGGCATCGAAGACCTGACCGCCTACATCATGTCCGGCGGCATCCTTCCCCCGCTGGAAGTGGTGGCGCTTCCCGATGGGTCCGGCGTGGAAATTGTGGACGGTCACCGCCGCTATGACGCACTCGGCCGTGCCATCGCCCGCGGGTTCCCCATCGCATGGGTAGCCATCATCGCCTTCCAGGGCAACGAAATCGACCGCCAGGCTCGGATCTACACCAGCAACAAGAACGCCCAGCTGCGCCCCCTGGAGGCCGCGCGCGGCTTCAAGCGCTTCCGTGGTGCAGGTCTGGCAACGGCCGAGATTGCGGCAATCACCCATTTCAGCCGGACCCACGTCGAAAACTATCTGGTGCTGGCTGACGCAGAGCGCGACGTGCAAGAACTGGTGCGGTCCTGCAAAGTGTCCGCTGAGGTGGCTATCAACGCCGTGCGCAGGCTGGGTGAGAGTGCCGGCGCCTTCCTGGCCGGGGAGGTTGACCAGGCCAAGGCCGCCGGCAAGTCCAAGGTGACCGCCAGCACCATCCACGGCCGCGCCCTCCCCCGCAAAGTCGTCTCCCCGCTCATCAGCGGCGTGGACTCCTTCATCAAGGGGCTGGACGCCAATCAGCGCGCAATCCTCATCGACATACGGGAAGGCCGCGTAGCAGCAGACACCATCACGGTAAAGACCCAGGATCTGCTGGATCTGTTCGAAGCGCATGGCGCCGTCGAAACCGTCCGCGCCAAACGCGCCGAAAAAGCCGCCAAGGAGGCACAGCAAGCCGCCCACGATACACAGGCACCTATAGACCTTGAACAAGAGGAAGCCACCGCATGAGCGCCCCCGAATCCAACGTCAGTGCCAATGAAGCTCTCAGCAGTCTCATGGGCGCCATTATCGACAGCCCAGAGTATGCCCGCCTCGTATCCGCCCCCAGAGACTGGAAAGCAGTTCAGGCGGCCATTGACGACTACCTGGAAGGATACGAACTCCGCCTTGATGAGGGGTGCCACACCCCTAGCGAGTTCGAACGGCTCCTCCTGGTCGATGCCATAGCCGGCCTGATGCATGACGACGAGTTCATTGACGCGCTGTACTCGGCAGTGACCGCTGCCCGCGCCGCTCCCACTACTGGCGAGCCGCGGGATGCGGACATGTACTGGAACGACGCGGACACCGAAGGCTTCGCCGGCTCGACCCTGGACGATGCTGTGCGCTACGTCGCCGACGACATTCCAACATCTGAAATGCCGGTGACGTTGACCTTTCAGGTCGCCAAGACCTTGCCGAATGTGCAGGTGCTTGTGACTGGCGTCGACAGTGAAGGGGATCTGCAATATGAAGTCATCGATGCCGCCATTGCCGCCCAGCAGGGCAAAGAAGAAGGAGCATGACCACCGACCGCCAACCGTACAAGCGCCAGGCGCGCGACGAATACGACATGAATCTCCCCGAAGGCAAGACCAGCGGAGACTGCGTGCACTTCCGCCGCTGCAATGGGATCTACGGCCACATTGCGGCAGATGAGGTGTGCGGTTGGACTCCGTCGCGGTTTAGGGCGTCCGTCGCCCAGCAGAGCAGCCAGGGAGAGAAGTAATGGAAATCTCAATCATCCGATTGGCGCAACGTAATCGGGTCGTCATCCCCGTAGGGGCCAACGTTGATCAGTTTATTCCTATAGTCACATCCCGGGCACATGAAGAAGCATCCAGTCTCGTCGATCTCGGGGTCGACTACCGAAAACATGATTTCCAGCCCGCAATTTCTGCATCTCCACATGGCGCTCTCCCAAGTGTGTATACCCATCATAGCGCCGCCCGCTATGCCTCTCAGCAGCAGGAGGGGTGAGACATGAACGCTTGCCGATTCTTTCGGCAGGGGCAGCTTTGCCGCGCTGGATTCCCTCTTGGCTATCCCAGCAGCAGCGCCTGCACCGGGCGCGCTTGCTTGAGCTGCGGCCAGCCCAATGAAATAACGCCGCCGTGCCAGGACGAAGACATAGACCCGCGATGGCTCGACGACAGTGGCAAGCCGCGCTTCGCCCTACAGGGGATCAACCATGCCGAATGACCAGCCCAGGCACCAAGGAAGGGACATGACCGACCACACCACCGCCGCCCAGGCGGCAATGCAGGAAGCCGTGCGCAATGCCATCCGCAAAGCGTATGACGACGGCTACAACGACGCCAAGATGGCCCCCGACAATTGCAGCACCTATTGCGTTCAGCGCGCCGAGCGTGAAGGGACGGCCGCCCTGCTGTCCAAGCTGCGCGCTCCTGTAGCCGATGAGCGGCAAGGCGATATCGCCGCCGCCCTGCAAGACAGTGCGTATTGTGCGGGCCTTCAGCGGGGGTTCGCGCTTGGCAACCATAACGACAACGACGGTTTGCGCCAGGCGCTGGAATCCCGCGATGGCTACGTGAAGACGATCAAGGAAGCCCGCGCCGCCCTGTCCGCGCAACCGGGCGCGCAGAAGGAGCAGAGCGATGCGTGAGCGCCCGATACTGTTCAGCGGCCCAATGGTGCGCGCCATCCTCAACGGAACGAAGACGCAGACGAGGCGAGTTGCCAAGCCCGTACGGCATCCGGGCTGGGGCAATTTCTACGACCCCGGCGCGCTGGCGCGAGAGCCGCAACATACTATCGATCTGGCCTGCCCTTATGGGCCACCCGGTCACCGTCTGTGGGTGCGCGAAACGTGGAGCAGCGATTTCGCCGGCCACTATCCGCATGACCGCGTCTGGTACGCGGCCGACGACGACCGGCGCCATGACATTGAGGTGCGCGAAGGCACGCGCGGCATCTACAGTCCGGAGAGCCAGCAGTTTGTGCCCTTCCGCTGGCGGCCCAGCATCCACATGCCGCGTTCGGTCTGCCGCCTGGTGCTGGAGATCACGCGCGTGCGTGTGGAGCGGTTACAGGCTATCAACCACGTGGATGCGATCGCCGAGGGCGTCGGACTGAATCCGTCCGCCGCGGAAGTGACCATGACCACGCCAGCCGGCGACTCGCTGCCGCGCGTCATGTTCCGCGCGCTGTGGGAGCAGATCAACGGCGCCGGGAGCTGGGCCGCCAACCCCTGGGTCTGGGTCGTGGAGTTCCGCGTCCTGGGCGCCACCGACAACAAGGAGCAGTAATGGCACACGCAGCCACACACCAAGCCCCGGCCGCGGCGCCGAAGCTGCTGTATAGACTGCGGGAGGCAGAGGAAGCCCTGGGCCTGTCACGCACCATGATCTACAGGCTGATCAAGCGCGGTGACCTGGAGAAAGTGCAGATCGGCGACGCCACCCGCATTACCGTCGAGAGCGTCCAAGCGCTGATCGAACGGAGCAAGCAGAAGAAGGCAGCATGAGCAGGTATCATCTGGCCTTGTCCCCGGCGCCTGCCAACCACGCCCCGGATGAGTAGCCAGATGAGTAGCTAGAACGGGTTTTTGGAAGGCAGAACCCTCAAGAACCGCATAAACAAACGGTCTACGCGAAACATGAAATTAGCCACCTGGAACGTGAACTCCCTGAATGTGCGCCTGCCGCAGGTGCTGGACTGGCTGGCAGCCAATCCCGTCGACGTGCTGTGCATCCAGGAACTCAAGCTCACGGATGACAAGTTCCCCGAAGCCGCCTTCACCGAGGCCGGCTACCGCGCCGTCTGGGCCGGCCAGAAAACCTATAACGGCGTCGCCATCATTTCGCGCGTGCCCGGCACGTCCATGGTGCGCAACATTCCCGGCTATGAGGATCCGCAGCAGCGCGTCCTGGCGCTGACCTTTCCCAGCGCCGAAGGCGACGTACGCGTCGTCTGCGCATACTGCCCCAACGGCCAGGCGGTGGGTTCGGACAAGTACGCCTACAAACTGGACTGGTTCGAAGCCATGCGCGCCTGGCTGGCCGACGAGATCAAGCAGTATCCGCGGCTGGCGGTGCTGGGCGACTACAACGTCGCGCCAGCCGACGAAGACGTGCATAACCCCGAGAAATGGGAAGGCCAGGTGCTGGTGTCCGAGCCGGAGCGCAAGGCCTTCGGCGCCCTGATCGACCTGGGACTGGCGGATTCCTTCCGCCTTTTCGAGCAGCCGGAGAAATCCTTCAGCTGGTGGGACTACCGCCAGTTCGCGTTCCGCCGCAATGCCGGCTTGCGCATTGATCACGTCCTTCTGTCCGCGCCGCTGGTCAAACGCTGCACCGCCTGCGTCATCGACAAGGAGCCGCGCCGCAACGAGCAACCGTCCGATCACGCCCCCGTGGTGGCAACCTTGGAATTCGCCTGA